ACAAATACCTTAGTGGCGTAAGTAGAAAGTATTTCTCTAGCGTAGTTTTTTCTGTATTTTTCCATTTTAACCTTTGATTTTTAAATAATCAATAGCTTTTTGCAAAATATTAATATTATCTTTAAATCCACCCAACGCTTTATTACAATTTCCACATAATAATCCACGAACCTTGCCTGTTTCGTGACTATGGTCAACGGATAACTTTCTTACTCGATTAAATCGTTTCTCAAAAGCTGTTTCTGGTTGACCGCAAATTGCACAAACACCATTTTGTTCTTCAACCATCTCGTTATAATTGTCTAACGTGATACCGTAATTCTGTTTAAAAATGAACGCTCTATGTTTATCTTTATTTTGCTCTCTTTTTAATTTTCGTTCTTCTTTATGTTGATTATTATATTCTTTAGTTTTATTATATTTGCACTCTTTACATATAGAAGAACATCCAAATCTTCCGTTTTTTTGTTTAGAAAATTCGGTTAAAGGTCTTTCTTTGTTGCATTGTGTACAAATTTTAAATCCTTCTGGCACTAAGGCGAATCTTGCTTCTTTTTCTTTAACTTCAAAACTTCTTAAACATTCTTTGCATATATGATTAACGCCAAACTTGGCTTTTTTATTTTTGTGAAATTCGGATAAAGGTTTATCTTTATCACACTTACTGCAAAATTTAAACCCTTCAGGAACTAACGCTAGACGTTCAGCTCTCGCTTTAGCCTTTGGTGTTTGTTTACATTCCTTACATTGACTAGTCACACCAAATTTTTTACTTTTATCTTTATTAAATTCACTAATCTCTTTTTCTTCGTGACATTTTGTACAAACTTTAGTTTGCATCTATTATTCCTATTTTAATGGTTAACTCCGCATGTAAATGTTATCTTCAAATTTGATAATGTCAAACCAAACTGTCTGTTCTTTACCATCAACATCTGTTAAAGTGACTTCTAAATAACTGTTTAAGTGAAAAAGATTGGTTAAATCCTTTGCAACGTGAATAATAAAAGTGCCATCTTCTTCATCAACAATTTCAATTTCATCATCGTCGGTAGAAGATAAAGAAATAGAAGAACCAAACCTATCAAATAATTCAGCGGTAATAGTATAATCTGTCAAATCAACATCAATATGACAGTCGATGTCTATATTATTGCCACGAAAAATTTTAGTTGGAAGCGAAATATCCATCTCGGTTTGCATAGAGTTCTCCTTAATTAACATCCTGAGCTAAATCTTCGTCAAACGAAAATTCGCCATACCAAGTTGTAAACTGGTTTAAAGCTTTAGCTATTAAATCAGATTTTGATTCTTTTTCTTCTGCGGTAACTGTAAAATCCTTAGTACGAATCTCAATATTTTTTGGGTCTATATTAATAGCCGTAATAATGCTAATCTCATAGCACTCTTTAGCCGTAGGATTAACGCCATCAATCGTTAATACCGCATCTCTAGCATCGTTTAACTTAAAAAGTTTTCTATATCCAAATTGGGCAAAATAACAAAGAGATGATTCTATATAATCAGTAATCTCTGATTCACTGTATTTATCGTAAAAGGAATAAGTTACCATAATTATATCGTTGGTGGCGAGTAAAGCGGAAATAGTCAAAATGTTTGTAGATGAATTATATGACCAACCAGTGGAAAGGACTGTGCCATTCTTATACACAACGATTGTGGTTGAATCAGGATAGTCCTCGGTAAGCGTAAAGCTTGCGCTTCCAGCAAAAATATAAGTATCCCTACCATGTGGACTTAATCTATCCTTTAAGTGCGCTCTAACCAATCTTCGAATTGTCGATAACTGATTCCATGAACTCATATGATTACCTCTTAGTCTAAGTCCTCTGATTTATAATTTCTAAATTCTCTCTTTTCGAATCTATAAGAATAAAGGTGATTGTCACCTTCTATCTTCAAATATTTAATACCAGCTTTATTATAAGTACGATTCAGCATATCTTTACGGGGTATCAAAAACATATACTCCCCATTAAGCGACCACTTTAAACATTGAATAAAATCTTCTGCAAGTCGCCAATTTTTTACATGAATCTCAACAAACTTTTGAGGAACATTATTAACAATTCTCTTTTCAACCCAACAAACACCAGATAAGTCTTTTTCTTCTTTTATAAAAGAAGGCGAACAATTTTTTACTATCTTTCTTGATTTTTTTACAGCATCGGTTAAAGAAAGATTTAACTTATTTGAAAGAAAGGTTGCTATTGATGTTATATCTTTGGTTGTTGCGTTGCGAATCATTTATTCCTCGACTTGTTAAATTGTTAATTTGTTCTTTGGAGAGGGGCTGTTTTCACAACCCCTCAATTATACATTATCTTTTTAAATTACAAAAGATTATGAACGTACGAACTTTGCACAGGTATAACTGTTTGAAATTACAGCTCCGATTTGCTCAAATCCGGCGATTCCTTTTGCAAAAGATTCGACGGTTGCATTTGGCATGACCATTCCTGTAACCATGACGGCTCTTTCCTTGGCAACAATCTGTGTATCTTTAGTACCAGCCAAGATATTTGCATTAATCTTCCGACGAATGAAATAACCTGGTTTGTTAGCTTTGCTATCAGAAACTGCAACCAAATAAGCGGTGTCAGCGTCGATAACATCAGTAGCAGAACTGCCGATTGTGACCTGTAAATCTTCTACAGGATACCAAGCATCAACAACCTGTTTGATGTCAACAGGAATCTGTTTGTCAGCGTCATACTGCATGAGTTCAATATCTTCAGTTACGTTAGGGCCGGAAATAAGTACAAGTTTACGACCATATTTACGAAGAGCTTTACGCATCTCAACGAGTTTTGGAAAATCAAACTTAGTCTTACCAGAATCGAGAGTAAAAACATTTGAACGAGCTACAGCAGCAGCATCAACCAACTGCAATACTGCGTAGATTTCTTCACGATTCATTGCTTCCTGAATTGTTTCAGAATAGAGGTCAAGAATGTTCATGTCACCATTCAAAAGGTCATCCAAGCAAATCCAGTAAGATGGCGTTACTATAGATGTAAATGAAAGGGTGTTCTTTGATGCAGGGCTAACTTCTTCGCTAGTAACTGTACAGTTGCTAGTTAAGAGGTAAACTTTCTTCACAGGAAGAGTAGGGGTGAAATAATAAACATCTTCATGTGGCTCTGCGGAACCAGTGTTCATAATAGCACCGATTACGTCAACAATAGGAAGTTCAGGGTCATACGATTCATTAAGAATCGAAGCAATCTGCTCTTCACGATTTGCTGATAAAGCGATTTTCTTCAACTGCTCTTTGGCTGCTGCCAATTCTTCACGTGTTACTTGTTTCTTTTCCATTGTTTTGTTCTCCTTCAATTTGTGTTACGTTATTTTTTAAAAACTTTTTTAAATTATTTTCGATAAGCTTTTTTGTTCTTCAAAATTTTAGCTATCGGACTTACTGAACTATCAGAAGCTTCAATCTTTTTGTGACCAGTAGCTAAAACTACAGGTTCCTCAACTTTAGCTTCAATTTTTTCTTCCTTCTTAGCAACTAATTCTTTAGCTGCAATAAGTTCTTTTTCTTTTGCATCTAATTGAGCCTTTAATTCCTTTACTTCTTTTTCATGTGATGCTTGCATTGCCTGAACCTGTTCCCACACCCATTGCTCAACCGTTTCTTGAGTAATAACGTGAGTAACAGAATTTCCAGAAGGATACGTTGTTTTATCAGCTTCCTGAACAACGGTTGTTAATTTGGTGGTATCAGGAGTTGTAACAACTTCTTTCTGAACAACCTGAATTGTTTGTGTTACCGTTTCATTAGATTCAGCAACAACTGGTTTAGAAACTTCTTCGACCTTAACAGGTTCTTCTACCTTTGCCTTTTCTTCAACAACAGGAGCCTCAACTTTGGTTTCTTCGGCTTTAGGCGTTTCAACTTGTGCTTCCACCTTTGTTTCTTCGGCCTTAGTTTCTTCAACCTTCACAGGCTCTTCGACTTTAACCGCTTCAACAGGGGCTTCGACTTTTACTTCTGAAGCAACCTGTGGTTCTTCAATTTTCTTAACTTCGTCTGCCATGAGTTTTAATACCTCCATTATAGATTTTTGGGAGTTTTGGTTATTAGCAAAAATTAAACTTTGACGTTCCATTGAAAGTTTTTCTTGCAATTTTTTTGTAGCCATTTCAAAAACATAAGCCTTTTTACAGGCCGGTTTCACACCAAATAATAAACCAGCACCCGTAAAATAGTAATCATTCAATCTCTTAGTGCCATCAGCTAATTTTTCAGCACTTTCTACATCATAAGAAAGTTCGAAACTCATTGATAATTTATCTTTTTCGAACAAATCTTTTGCTTCTTCCCACGCATCAAAATACTGATATTTATAAAAAATACAAGCTATTTCAATTTGTTTCTGTTTATTTATAGTAGCATCCACTATGTGACCAAGAATTACGGGGTCTTGAACAAATTCAAGAGTTTTAGGGTCACGTCTAACCGAATGATTTTTATTAACTTGTGTACCAATCAACGTTGAAACAGCAACTTCGGTTGCTTTTTTTCCTAACCTAATTTTATTAGAATTAGGAACTTCTATTTCAGCCAATACACTTTTAAAAATAGAAAGAGCTGGATGAGGCATATCAATGCCTCTAGCTTTAGCTATATCATAAAGCTCTTGGGTATCGGCTGCAATAACTTGGGATGTAAATTTATAACTTTGTCTATTCATTTTCTGATTCCTCACTAGCGTCTTTTTTAACCCACTTATCTCCAACCTTCTTATATTTATCTTTTACTTGTTTCCATGCTGCTTGTCTTGCTTGATTCTCATCTTTTGTTTCTTCGTATACTGCATTAAAAACTCTAATCCATAAATTCCTAGCCCCAACTGGAAGATTTTTAAGTTGAGATGGATAATTTTCTTTTGTATATGGTGCTTCTAAATATTCTCCGCCTTCTTCATCTTCGACTTCTGCCTTTTCACTCTTCTTTTTCTTAGGAACTTCATTAGGTGTTGGTGTTCTTGTCATAGGTGTATCACTTTTTTCATTACTATCCTGATTAAGTATTACCCTAGGAAACATTAAATCTTCAACGCCATCATCTTTTTCTTGCTGTCTACGTTTCTTACTAATCTCAAAATCAAATCCTTGAGGTAAGGCTTCAAACGAATCTTCAATAGCCAACTCTCCAGTATTTGTATAATCCTTAATTAATTTTCTCATGTCCTGTGTTAAAAATGCTTTCACAACACCAGGAACTAATCGTATATCCTGACCCATATGTTTCGGATGAAGTTCTGCATTTTTTTCCTGAACTAAATCAAAAACTTCTTCCATTAATGCCTGAAAATCAGATACTCCATTTAAAATTTCTTCAACTAAAACTTTAGGGTTTAAAATTGCTTCTTGTCTATCACTTGAAAATCCCTGAAGTTCTACTAAACCTAAACCACAAAGAAGGTCATTGTTTACTGGTTTCACAACTGTTTCATTAAAAAGTTTGGTTAAATCCGGCATGATGTGTTCGAGATTTAAATCATAACGTCCCTTGAGAATCATGTCGCCAGAATCGGCTTGATACTTTCTAGCTCTTTTAGCTTGCTTCAAACTTTCCTTAACACCGTCTAATTGACTTTTTATATCGCCCATCATATTTTTAGCAAGAAGGGTTGCATCTCCGGCTCTCAAAGCTAAAATATAAGGAATCATTTCTTCAATAACATCTGCCTGTTTAGAGATTAAAGCTTTTTTAAGCAAAGCATTATAGATAACACCCTTACCAACTAAATATTGTGTTGGATAACTATCATACCAAGCATTAAATGGTTTACGAATTAAAACTGTATGTTTATCAGTCGAGCGAATTGGATTATCGTCACTACCAAGAAAATATTTTTTACCATTTAAAGCATCTTCGTCACCACCAACAATAACTTGTCCACCATCAGAAAACCACATCTTTGAAGGAAGGGTTAATCCGTTTATTTCGCCCCAAAGAATGTTCAACACGATAAAAGAAGATGTCCATCTTTCTCTCATATATTGTGTTGTGAGAGCTTTTAATCCACTTGGAATGTCTAAACTGATTTTAGCATTTAATTTATGGTTTGCCCAATCTTGTAAGGCTTTGGTTAGATTGGTGTTATCAGTAACAAAGTTCATATTTACTGAACCTGTACTAATCATAAATTCTAAAATGGTTTTTACAATTCCTGTATAATCGTTATCTAAAAGTTCTATAATCTTATCTTGACGAGCAGCAAAAGTGTTTGGAACACAAATCTTAGTTCCAGAGCCATTAACAAGACGACTAATTAATTGTTTAAAATAAAGGTCTTGATTTACATTGTGAGGCATTTATATTCTCCTAGTTTAAAATCCAGCCACAAATTGATTATTGGATTGTGGTTGAGTTAGTGATGCAAGTTCAAAATTGAAACGAGCTATGGCAAAGCATTGGAAACTCTGCAACAAGTGGTCGGTGGAGCTACTTCCATATCTTTTGCTTGTGCCAGTTGTCACACTAAAGTAATTAGCGAACTCTCTTAAAAATTTCTCACTGTGAGGTACTTCACACAGACCATGATATAAAATCTTCTCTAATTGTAAAACTGCCCAATCAATTGTTCTCTCTAACTTATGAATTGGGGTTCCTTTTTCATCATATTTAACAGTGCCATCATCATTCAGCTCAAAGCCCACAATAATTTTGCTGTTAAACATAACTCGAACAATTCTATCCTGTGGTACACCTAAAATTACAAGTTCATCCGCAATTGCTCTTCCTTCACCAGCCGTACAATCTAAACTTATCACACAATTATCTAATTTATCATAAAGCCACTTAAAAATTTTGGCTTGTTCTTGCGTTGTCAGCATGAAGAGTGATATATTATATCTCCACTTCATTAAATTTGTATCGCCAAAAAAGATACATACTTCACTTGGAGAACCAGTAGTTCCGATGTCACTTGCTATAATTGACATCTCTGCTGGTTGTTTATCAACCACTAAAATCTTGTCAAATTTATCAAAGGTTTCTTTACCTATTTCAAACTGCTTTACCCTTCGTTTTGTGGTGTAAGAATTCTCTTTGATACGAGCCATATCAAACATGCTATTCGCACCTTCGATAGCTTCCCCTAAAATGTTTAATTTATAATTTGGAGAATTTCCAGTCCACATACATTTATTAAATCGTCTAACAAAAATTGTTTGAAATGGTTCAACATGAACACACCAAACTTTACCTTTATAATATTTTTTTTCAATTTGTTCTTTGTATATATAATGTTTGGATGCCGGACGTTCAGTAATTGTATATATTAAATCGGAATTTTTAAGTATGTTAGATTCATTTCCAACTTTATAAATTAATTCTTGCAAATCATTGGCTAATTCAAACGAAGATGTGTAATATTCAGTTCTGTTACCATTACCATCGCCCTTATTAAAAGCATCTAAAAAAATATTAATCTGTTCTTTAGATAAATTCTTGATAAATTCTGGAACTCTTTTGTTTCTTGCTCCTTTTCCACATTGTTCATCTAAATACTTAGATATTAATGAAGAATTAAAGCAAAATCTTCCTGCTTTTTTGTTATAGTTAATATTAACGCCCAATCTCTTTAAAAGATTGGAAATCTCTTTAATATATTGTTCTGATTTACATTGGGATATAAAAATTTCACTTGATAAATATTTATCACCATTTTTTTTATATCTTGGATTATAAGATGTCCAACCTTCACTAACAAACCATCCTAAAAATTCTAACCAATCCTTTAAACTAAATTTATATTGATGTTCATTTATTTTTTGAATAAAAGAAATATGATTTTTATTTTCTTTTTTTAACCATTTAAAAGAAAGAGGAATAAAAAACTTATTAATAGGATAAAAATCCCAACTTAAATATCTATTTTGACACGCACGACTACAAAATTTTTTCTGTTTTTTAATTTTAGAAAGTTTTTTTCCACAAGTTATACAATTTTCAAAAACGCCATCTGGTGATTTCTTTCTAATAGGTTTATTATCTAAAATTGTTTTAATTTCAACTAAACCTAATTCTGGTTTTTTAAGAGTTGAAATTAACATACGATGGTTATTTGTTACAGCAAAATTAATATATTCATTATCAAAATAATTTAAATCTCCATCATGGTCATAAATAAAAATATTATTAATAGGATAATAATTAGCAATTTTTGTTTTAGGATTTAAACTTAATACTTTATCATTTAAAGAAATCTGATACCATTTTTTCCAACCAGAATCAGTTAAAACTTCTGTTTTTTCATCGAAGCAAGTTTCGCCATCATATTCCTCAATAGCTCTTGCTTTAGCTTTTTCATCAAAATCATCTCTCAAGTATTGTGGCCCACTACAAATCCAATTTCTTTTCGATTCATCCCTAAGCATTTTGCCAAGAGGAGAACCCATTTTTAAATCTGGAATTCCGCAAAATCTCTCGATAACACCATCACTTGAAGCAGCGTCAATCATCTTCTTACGACCATTATCGGACATATAGCTAACTTCATCATACATCAGCTTCTTAACGTGTAAACTATGAAAAGCGGTTCCTGGGTCGGGGCTTCCGACATTTTCATTTTTACCATAGAGAACTGAACCTAAAATTGTGTCCACTTCCATACCACCAGAAATAAATCTTACGCAATCTTTTCCTTTTCTTCGATATAATTCAAAGATTGGGTGATGATTTGCAAAAGAAGCAATGGGGCTACATATTTTCTTTAAATGAGCAAAGTCGAAAGAAGCAACACAACTTTCATCTGCTTCACCATGTATCAATGTCAAAAAAGCATCTATAACTAAAAAGAATGACTTTCCTAAATTGCGGGCCATAACATTGAAAACTGTTCCAGCACCGACTTTATTCTGAAAATTTTCACGCTTTGACAATTTATCGTCATCGGCATACATATAACTATAATCAACCATTGCAAATTGATACGGTCTTAATTTTATTAAAGAGCAATCTTTTTCGGCCCATGTTTGAGGGGCCTTGTAATTCTCTGGAATAAGTGTTTCTATTAAACAGACAGGATTATAGAAGCACTCGCAAAACTGAATTTCTTCTTCGGATAATTTTTTATATAAAGCCACAATTCTCTACCTTGTTAAAAGGTTAATCTCTTCTCTTAAACCCTAGGCAATTGGTCAGGCCGTTTGTAAGTTTGGGCTGCTCTATTTGTAAAAGCTGTACTATAAGCTGATTTCCCAACAGCTAAACGATATTCAGTTCCGTCGGTTTTTTCTCTAAGAATTTTCCAAGACCCGTCAGCTTTGCAGTAACCATAATAATTATAACCTGTTTCATTTTCTGCTATATCGCAAATATCATATCCGCTTAAATTAGTTTCAAATGACATATTTATCTCCTTTAAAATTACTTCCAGCTAATTGCTGCACCATGTAATTTTAGGTTTTTATTATTTAAAGTTTCTACTTTATATTTCATATTAGTTCCTGAAGGTTGGGCTGATATATCTACAACACCTTGTAAAATTTGCGCTCCAGAAACATAATTACCACAATCTTCTAAAGTTACCTGTGAATAAGTGGTTCCATTATCTCTTGAAACATATCCTTTGATGTCGGTGTTTAAAGTGATAGCATCTACATCTTCTTCAAACAAAACTAATCTGGCTGAAGTTGGGGCTGCTTCTGCTATTTGTGCGTTTGAAAGAAGGGTCATGTTATATTTAATTGTATAAGGAACAGTTGGAACACTAAAATTTTCAGTCCAACGAGCAATACCTTTACTCCATCTAAATTCGTCAATATATCCTTTTAATGGATAAAATGTACCAACATCGTATCCAACACCAATATATAATAACGTAGAAAGATTTGGTAATGTTACACTGCCAGTCCAAGATGCATCTAAAACACCATCAACATATAAAGAAAATACGTTTCCATTTCTAACAAGAGCAATATGATACCACGTATTTATACTTAAAGTTGTAGAACCATATAAACCATCTGGAGGACTAATAATGGACGTTCCAGCAGACATACAACCAAATCTAAGTTTATCTCCTTCAATAGTTAAAAACACCTGATTATTTAGAGTTCCATCAGATTGACCAAAAATAGCCTGTGGTGCTGATTCTGTTCGATAAACCCAACAATCAATTGTAAAATCCCCACTTCCAAAATTCCAATCGTCACTATCTGGAACTGTTAAATATGCGGTAGACCCATTAAAAACTGCTGCGTGTGTTCCAAATTTTTTAACATCACTTGAAAAAGTAACGTTGTTATTTGTAACCGTTTTACCAACAACATCAGTAACATTATTATCAAGATGAAGTAATAATTTTGTATAGCTATCTGTTGATGGCGTATAAAAATCATCAGATGAATCATATGATTCATTTGTTGAATTTACAGTATCTACACCAGTTTCATCTTCATATTCATCAACAAATTGGTCAATCATTTTTAAAATAGCAAGACTTCCTTGCTGAGCAATGCGAAAGGCATTTAGCATTATATTTAACGTCAAATCACGAATTGTATTGGTACTTATTCCCAAAGCATCAACGTAAGTTTTTACGGCCTTTTGCGAAGGATATTTTGTATCACTTGTGCCTAAAGTTGTGGTTGTATCTTTATTAGAAACATCTTCTTTACCAGAAATATCTTGGTCGCCCGTATTAGTTCCTGAAACATTATCAAGAGCTGCTTGATTTGTATGAGAATGTTTTTTAGAAATAGCATCATCAATATTTGATACTGAAGAAGATGGTTTATTTGAAATTGCCGACCAATCAACGTCAACAAAATTTCCTTGGTCAATCCAATCGGTTAAAAGACCGCTAGACGCATCGATGCTCCAAATATATAAATGTCCTGTGTCTGTAGTTACACGACCATCTCCAATAGTATTTCCAGTTAAAGGAAGATTTGCTTGTGAAGCAACGGTATCACGAACACGAATAGCGGTGTTGGTTGGAACTAAGTTAAATGATTTTGAAAGTGGGTTAAATTTTTGTTTGTAAAGGCTCATAAAAGTTATTTCCTTTTTATTTCAATACTTTAAAACTTCTTGTCGTCTGTAACTAAAATCCGATTTAATATTTTTTCAAAACCAGTAAATTCTATATGAAATTTCATTTTTTCTTGATAAAATGATTTCCAATAATCTCGATTAAAATTTGCTCTAACATTACACTGTTTACATAAACTAATTAAATTTACATCATTATTATTTTTCTTATTATAATCAATGTGATGAACGTCTAAATTAGTTCCATAAACAATTAAATGTTCTTCTTCAGTCATACTACAATTTTGACAAATATGGTCATCCCTTTCACGAATTTTGTTCCTTTTATGCTGAAATTCAGCAGGATATTCGTGTCCACCTCTGCCATCTATATAATTATATGTGTTTTCTCCAACAAAATATGCGTCTTTACATTTACGTGAACAAAAAATCAATTTAGCATGGTTAGTTATAGAACGTTTTCTTAAAACTTTTTTATTACAAAGAAAACATTCAAATTCTATTATCGCATTATCAAACCGATGATTTTTTTCTCTTAATTGAAAAAATTCTTTTTCGATAAAATAACAATTGTCTAAAGTATAATTTCCTCGTTTATTTTTCCGAATCAAAAAAGGACAATCCATTAATTCAGCATTATCCCGAAACCATAAATGTTCAATATCTGATTTTGAAAGAAAATTTTTTATTCCTTTGTTACCATAATTTTTGTATTGTGGAGTATTTGGATTATTACACATCGACATTATTCGATAATAATAAAAATCCCAAGGATTGTTTTCTTTAATAAATTCTCTATATTCTTTTGCTTCCTTTTTATGCTTACTATTATATTTTTTTGACGCTAATTTTTGACAATCTTTACATTCAGGTCTAATTCCGAGAATTGAATTAGAACATTTATTAAATGATGATAATCTCTTCTTTTTTCCACAAACAGAGCAAATTTTAGTTTTCACTTTTGTTCTCTTTTTTATCGACGAGCTTATCATTAACAACTATCTTGCCCCGATTTGCACGACACCAATCGACGTAATCTACAGATACTTGAAAAATTTTTGCGTAGTCCTCTTTTGAAAGTGTACCTGCTTCTACCATATCCATTGCGTGTTTCGAATAGTAAAATCTCCCAAGAAAAGCCGGATGGTCAATGGCCGTCCAATCTCGGACAATTTTTCTAAGCAACACCATTTTGACATCCTCACGTCCACAACTTTGGCACGTGAAGGGTACGGCTATTGTACAAGAAGCTTTATTTTCATTTACCCAAGCATTAAAGCGTTTTTTTAATAATTGCAACGCTGTCATCTCATCTTGCTTCTCTTCTCGGTCAATTCCCAACTTCTTCTTCAAACTTAAAATCTGATTAACCAAATCTTCGTGCGAACCAAGCAACTTATCACTAATGTAAGATTTCCCATCTTTATCGGTACAAGCGTTAATCGCTTTTTGGATGCGTGTTAGGAGAACTTCAGAATAAACTAATGTTGACAAAGTAGCTAAATCACTAAAACTATCAAACTCATGGTGCGAAAGATAGGCTTCGTATATTTTAGTAGCCAATTCTTTTTCTTTATCATCAAGAAAATTTCCACTGTTAACCAAATCCCTCAAGGTTACGTTCTTCCTCGCTACTTTTTCAATAACTGATTCATCAGCATTTTTAAAGGGAACTAGACGTTTTAATTTGGAAATCTCTCTTTTTACTGCATCTTCCATTTTCAAACCTTACATTTAAAGGGTTGATATTACTAATCTTACAAAAGAAAAAGAGTTGTCTAATTTTTTAGACAACCCTATAGTTTATAAACAAGAAAATCCGCAGATGGACATAGTTCTTCCATAAGCGGTTCTATTGGTATTTCGATAATTCGATATAACCTTTTGAGCCATTGGAGATGGGCTTGTTTGACAAACCCATCATTTATCTAGGGGTGTTTACCTAGCTTATTTTTTTGTATATTAGAAAATATATTCGGGAATTTCGCCCGTCACCTTTTTAAATCCACATCTTGTGTGGAGCTATCTATAACTCTTTTCGAGCCTGAATCGACCAGGAATCCCAATCCACAACTTCAGGAAGTCAAAAAGAGAGTAAGTCTTATTTATATTCCTTCTATAAGTATACCACATTTGACATAGCGTTGTCAAGGGGTATGGAAAAATATTTTAAAATATTTATAACTTATTGAAAATAAAAGAGATAAAATAAAAAAAATAATTTGTAACTTTCTAAAAATAGACAAAAAACAATAATTTACACACAAATTATTTCACTTTGGACATTAAAAATAATTAAAATATTTTCAAAATAACCCAAATTTCTTCAATTTTTGTTCAAATTACTCAATTTCCGCACACTTGTGTGGTTATTCCTCAACTACCAACTTCATCTGTGGCTCCATCCGTAATACCTTGGCCGTATTAATCACCAGCATCAAAGAACGGGCCTCTCCTTTGTGAATAGCAATCCTGGGATGGGCGAAAGTTGGGCTGTTATAATAAACCCATGTTTTGCCGTTTTTCTTCTGCACAACCTTGATAATCTGTGAAAGAGGTATTTGAAATTTTCTATTAATTTTTATTTTTGGTTCAATCATTTGTTTATCCTTATAAAAGTTAATCTTAATTGGTTGTTTGGATAAATTATAAGCGAGTAACTATAATCACCAAATGACCAGCAATCGATAATTATTCGCATATTGCTGTTATTATCCCATGAAAGTTTTTCCATTTTAATTTACTGCCGTTCCACATAACGGGCAAACTTTTTCTTCTGTAACATCTACTAAACTTCCGCAATACGGGCATGTGATAATTTCTTGCATTTTATTTCTCCTCTAATTTTGGGTTTACCATTTTTACATCCAACCACTTAGGTATTTTTTTATCAGCAATCTCTACAGCTTCATCAAGATTTTTTGCTAAAATATTTTTACTTCTTATTTCCTGACCAACTTTGTAAAAGATAATAAATTTCATTTTTCTTCCAATCGTATTTTACCAATGACAATTTTTGTTACTGGATTATTATTTTCATCATATTTCATAAATCCACAATCATCAAAAACGTACTGACCATATATTCCATTTTCGTCATCGGCCCATAAAACGTGCGGAATAATTTCATTAGTATTTAAATCACGAACCTTATACATGGCTGCCTTCCAAGGATTTAATTTTGCATTTAAATACATTATTCCACCACTTCCGTAATTTTAAAATTTTGTTTATGTTTTTTTAAAGATTCTTCTAAAATAGAAAACGGCAGATTTAAAAAGTTGGATAATTTTTTTGGAGCATTAATTATTTTTCCTTGCTCATCAACTTCTATTGCTGCCTGAAAAGGTGTTAAAGTTATTATTTTTATCATTTTTTAATTATCTCCAAATAATTAATAGCTGATTTAAAGGCTTCTTCAAAAGATTTATAACACCAACAACTTCCGAAAGTTTCACCATAACTTGTTTTAATTTCAAATCTATATAAATTTTTATCTTCTTCTATTTGAAAAAATCGAATCTTCTTCATTTCTCTTTTTCCTTCGTTTCTACTCGTTTATCAGCATTATTAAGGATTTGGCTTATATTTTTCCTGTACCACTTTAAAATTTCAGCTTCTTCTTTTGGGAGCGATAATTGGCGATAAAATTTATTTTTCATATCACGCATTTTCTGATTCCTCAATGATAGGATAATTTTTTGCATCCTCTAACATTATTTCTAAAGTTGAGATTAACTCTTCTTTAGTTTCACCATATGGAGAAATATCATCAACAGTATGACCATATTCATTTCCAAAATCTTCTACAATCACATAACGAAATGAACCGTCCGAATTTTTTCTCTTACAAATAGAATAATGCCACATTTTATTTTCCTTTTATAATTTTATAATACTCTGTTAACCATTTTTCTTTTAGTTCTGGCATTGTTGAATAGAGGGTTTCGATTTTTTCAAGGCAACCTTCAATCCCCCAATGCTTCATACATTTGTGGATTTGAAAATTAATTTGCTTCTGAACATCTTCACGAAGCACATCGTCTAAATTTTGGTCATTATCCATTTAAATTCCTTTTTATAAACCATAAATAATTTAGTTCGTCTTTTTGTTTTTGAAGTTCAGATTCAAAATGTAAGATTTCTTTTTCTCTTGCTTTAATATTTTTATCTAAACATTTACGAGCGTATATTTCAAAAGAGTTTTATAATATTTTTTTAATCCATCTATTCCAGAAATTAACTCGTTTAAAAGATTACCGTTTCTTTTATCTATTAAAAATAAACGTGTTTGCCATTCATTAATCTGAAGATAATCTTTTGACCAAACTTTTTGTCCATAAGTACGATAATCCATTTTATTCCCATCCTTTAGAAATTTCAAATCTTAATGTGAATTTATCATGTAGCCAAAAAATCGACATCCGAAAAATTCCTAATCTATATTCCTTGTGAAAAAGTTTATACATCTCTTTTTAAAACCTCATATTTAAAATAAGCAATCCAATAAATTACTTTTAATGTTGCTAAAAATAAAAAGATAACTATTTCTTCCAAGATTCTTTTTGCTATATTTCGCAACAAACTTTGCAATTGTTTCCTTCTTTTACAGGATTTAAACATTTTCGGCATATACTTAATTCCTTCCACCCATTCTTAGGGATTAAAATAGGAATTTTATTTTTCAATGTTAACATCTTTCTTATTTAAAGCATAACATATTTAAAAGTTGTTTGTCAAGATTTCCGAACCATACGCTTTGGTTCGCAAATTACTTAAAAATTGGGTATCCAAAATCCCTGGCCTCTGTAACTAGCTTCTTTTTCTTACATACATCACACTTGCCATTATGAACTGTAGACACTTCCATTTGTTTCTTATCTTTATTTTCTGGATAAGTCAAGGCTTCTTTTCCACAATTAAAACAAACCCAATAAATTTCAGACCCTATTTTATTTGAATCTCTCATTTTATCACCTCTGGTAAAATCTCTTTTAAAAAGAGTGTGCCCTCATCATTTATACTGATTTGAAATTGGTGGAAATTATCTTCATCAAACCACACATCGACTATTGTTCGTTCAAACATTCTTTACTCCATTGAATTGCCATTGCTTCTGCAATTCCTTGATAGGTTAAACTTCTTAATTTCCATCTATCTTTTGAAGGAGGTAATTTATGTATTCTTTGTTCTCTTCCAGAAACTATATTTGTAGGAATAAGTAAAGGTAAATTTTTTACCCACAATCCTGTGGCCTTAGTTTCTCCATGTCCAAACTGCCAAGGTTGAATAATCTGGTCTTGCCTTCTACCAATTATTTCAACGGCATATTTGTGCATAATAGGATTCTCAACCGCAATTCTTGGAATTGGTGATTCTAATAATGATTTAAAAAATAATGCTGCCTCTTTCATTAACTTCCAACGTTTCTTATCTATTAATAACCACCTAACACCGCTATTACATAAATAAGTGCATGGTGGATGAAAAATAGCTAAATCCCAATACTTAGCTGCATTTCCAGAAAGAACCGATAAAATATTTCCTTGAATGTGTTGACCAGGTTTTTCACTAGGCAATAAATCACAGCTCCAAGCGTCATGGCCTAACTTGGTAAATTCATCTCTTACGGTTCCACTAAATTCACATCCAATTATTACTTTTAACTTTTTCATATATTAACCACACATTTGTTTGGTATCGGCTCTGTCTTTTTCATCCTAATTGGGATTCATAAAATCTTAGCATTAAATATTTGTTAAATCTTTTAAAAGAAGTTAAATCTCTTTTTAAATGCTGAAATTAAGTGAGTGATGTTTTTCGTCACGAACGTAATAACTACGTTAGTAGTTATTTAAATAAGTACTATGTTTAAGTACTATGATTGTTACCCACATTCTTATGTGGTTTTAGTCTACACCCACATTCTTATGTGGTTTTAGTTAATTTTGGCTCAATAAGTTTTAAACTATTTAAGATTCTATTTTGGTCTTTAAAATTTGAAGAATCTTTATTTAAATGCTCATAAATTTCTTGTAATGAGTTAACATGGATATAATCAATTCCTCTATGACCGTTACGATTATAATATTTTTCAATTTTAATTAAACCGTAATAGATAAGTCTTTGTTTTGAACGACTTATAGAAGATTTACATATATCATGTAAATTAGATAATTCTTCAATAGATTTATAAAAGAACCCCGATTTAGATATACAATCGCATTTTTCAAAATAACTATATAAAATTTTATCGTTTTTTTGTAATTTTTTATAAATATCTAATAAATATACAAATTCTAATTCGTCAATCCTCATTTCAATTCTCCTATTGTTTTCCTAATAAATTCATTTTCTTTTTCTGGATTTTGTTGAATTTCCAATAGTTTAGGTATTTTTATATAATGATTATTATTTTCTTTTATAAGCCCAAATTTAATTAATTGCTTTTTGGAATTAAAATAAGTAGACCTTTTTATATTAAATTTGTCCAACATAACCTTTGTTGAAACATAAAACCAATCCTTTTTATCATACATATACCACATATAACAAAAATTCATATAAAGCAAACAGGCAGAAATAGATAGCTTCTTTTTCCTTCTATATTCTAATGCCACATCTGGATATTTAAATTGTTCAGTCCAATCTAACATAATATCCTCAAGTCTAAAAAGTTAATAATAGAAAGTCCAACTTTTAACCCTACATAAAGCATAACATATTTGAATGGGTGTTGTCAAGGTTTAGAGCTAATTATTTCAAAATAGTTCAAACCCACACTTTAAGCATAACATATTCAAAAGAGATTTGTCAATCCCTATCAGGTATAATAAAGTTAGAAAACTTAAATTTTGCCCATATATTATCCTAAATTTCTATAAATAATCCCGAAAGGGTCTATATTTGGAGTGAAATAATTAACCCTCTATTATAGTGCTGTCAGAAATAATGGTATATTTTTGTGACAAACTGCATGAATTTTAAATTAAATCTCATGCAAATAAATCAACCACATTTTACTAGTATATATAATATATAACATTAAATTTAATAAAATGCTGTGAGAGCTATTAATTATATCTCGCTACATAAAATCAACCTATATAATTACCTAAAGAATAACCACCCATCATTTTTAATGCTAAAAAGTAACCTAGGCCACCCACTTTTAAATGCCATTCTTTAAGGGGTTTATAGGGGCGAAATTCAACGATAATTGCCTAGACTAACGTGGGGGTGGGTATATGTAGCCAATCTGCAAGAAAATGTAACCCTTTATTCATGGGTCTGTAAAGAAATGTAATAAATCTTTAAAAGTCTGTAAAATGGGATAATTGGGAATTAATTACCGGAAATTAAATGGTGGAAATTGTAAGTGATTGAAAATAAACAACTTAGAATTAAATGAATTAAAAAGTGGTTCGATTATTTGAGTAGAACGGTGGTAAGGCGAAAACCTGTTCCGGCGGTCGTGCTAAAAAATACCGCCGGGCCTATTCTATCATAAACTATTGCAAACAAACAAGTTTCATTGTAAACCTATTGTATATAGGATTTTTTTTGACTTGTTTTCCGGTTTTCGTCGTCGAGAAAATGACGCAAGTCTTTTATCCTCAATACTTTAAAACATTTTTTCTTTTTAAATCTTTTTAATTATAACATATTGCTATTAAATAACTTATGAATTAAAACATATTATAATCTAATTAGCCGGCAATTATTTTTATTCTATTAGGTATTTATTGGGAAAGAATTGTTTTTCTTATTTATTCGGGTATTTTAAAATGATGTTAGGATAAATTAAAGAAGGATTTTTAAAATAGTTTTGCTTTTATTCTATGTTATTATGTTTCAATAGTTTACGATAAAACAAAAAATAGTCTTGCCCTTGTTTTTTAATGTATAGGGATTATACTTTCATTAGGGATTAGGAAACAAGGACAAAGAGGAGGTGCAATCGTGGAAAACTTAAACGAATTAAAAAAGATGTTAAAAACAAGCTTTACAAAGGAAAACCGCTTTTATTGGATTGAAAGTTTAAGAAAATCGAATGTTATTACAGCCGGACAAGCTGGTTGGCTTTGTGTAGAATTAGGAATTTTAGCATAATTTAATAAAACGGAGGTTTTTAAAATAGGAGGGAATAAGCTTATGCAAACAATAAAACAAGAGAAAAAGACTATTTGTCCGGGATGTGGAAAAATCGAAGTGAAAGAGGATGTTATTTTTCTTTGTGAAGTTTTGGAAGGCGAAACAAAAGAGATTTTAAAAGGGGATGTTTCCGGCGTCAAATGGTGTAATGTTTGCCGATAAATTAAAGAGAGGTTAAACTTTTTTAAAATGGAGGGATAAAAAAATGTTAGTCACTCAATTAGAGAATAAAAACCAATTTGTTATCAATGCCGATAATGGCGACTTGATTTTTCAATCGTATGAAAGTATTATTTGCAAAAAATCGCAAGGGAAAGTTTATCTTGATGAGGTTTACTGGAACTATTCAAAAACCACGTCAAAACATAGAAGTATTTTCTTGAATGAGAAAACAAAAGAAACGGAAGCGAAAATAAAATCCGGCGAATACATTTTAACAAATTTAAATTAAATTTTTTCTAACATTGGAGGTTTTAAAAATGAGAGTAAAAACTTATTTACCGATTTTTTCAGGATTTTATAATACTCAATGGGAATTTGTTTATAATTATATTGAGGATTTTATTAAACAAGCGAGGAAAGAAAAAAATCTTTATTCGGACGTAGATTTTAACGAATTAAAAATTGATAATGAATCATATGAAAATGATATTATAAAAATGTTTTGTGAATCTTTGCCGGATTTTATGCCGGATTTTATCGAAAAAATCGAGCTGGAAAAAATTATCAGGCCTAGGGAATACAATTTTAAAAATGATTCGGCAAACGTAATAATTACAATAAAACCGCATGAAGTAAAAAGTTTTATTTATTTACACAAGGAAAAATTTTCCGAATTTTTAAAAAGCCGTTATACTTCATGTGACGGATTCATAAGTCATTATGAAAATGATTTTCAATCTTGGGAAAGTATAACAGAAAACTTTTCAGATTTTACTTGTGATGGCCATAGAATAGGCGCAATTCTGGATTTTATCGCTATAATGCGAGGCGTAAAAGAATTTGATTTATTCGAAAGCATTTATGAGAAAATTTGTTTTTTGGATTATGTAGAAAATTTGAATGATGTTATAAATAAGAATGACGGCTCATTATTCGAATTTTTAACAAGTCATGGAATAGAAAAAAGCTTCGCAGATTATATTGAAACAAGCTTTAATAATAAAATGCTGGAAAGTTTATCATTAAGTGAAAAAGTCTTGTCACTCATTCAAGAGTATAAAACATTATAAAAGAGAGGATTTTTTATCATGGAAAAATTAAAATCGGAATTTATTGGATATATTGAAGAATTAGAAAATCTTTTAAAAGATTGCCAATTTATTAGTGATATACAAGATACTAATTTTTTAAAGGAATACTTTGGAAACAATGAAGAATTGACGCAATTTGACGCATTTTTTGTTAAAATTGAAAATTGCGAATACATTAAAATTTATGGAATTGAGGGAATAGTTCCATATAATAATAAAATGGTTTTTGAGATTTTATAAAACGGAGGTTTTAACATGGAAAAACTTTGTCCGTTATGCGGAAAAACTGAATGGAATTATGATATTATAGTCAATTTATCGGGATTATGTTTTTGTCGGGATTGTTGGCACGATGTAAAACAAGAGGCGTATAAATTAGGATGGAATTATTTTTTGAATGGGCCTATGAATAAAACTTTATACAATAAAGCTTTAAGAATGGCAAAGAAAAATCTTGTCAAAGTTTAACATTATAAAAGAGGATTTAAAAATGAAAATTAAATTTAAAGAAGTTTTATATTTTGGTTATAGGCAAGGATTTAAAATCTTTATTAATGGGATAAAATACCCTTTGAAAAGAGGATTTTATTATACTAGCATGACAAAAGAGAAAGCTTTAAGTGATTGCCTTGCGTTTGATTTTAAAGGATAGATTGCCTTAATGCTGGCCTTGCCAGCGAAGCGACACAAGGCCAAAGGCCAGCCAGCGAAGCGACACAAGGAAAACATGAAAGAAAAACTATGCTAAAAAATCAGGAATTTTCAAGAAAAAAATCGCTTTCACAAAGCACCACTCAAACGTGCGGAAAGAGAAAATCAATCTTTATTTTACAATATGCCAATATGGAAAGATAAACTTGCATTTTTTGGTATAATATGGTAAACTTAAAATGGAGGTTTTGTTATGAAAAAAATTAAATTTATTCAGTATTTTGAAGCCGGAATTGTCGAATATTACATTGACGGAACTTTTAAAACTTTCCTTTTTTAACAATATATCAATATGGAGGTAAACTTTTATGAAAAAGATTGATTTATTTGTAAACGGAAAATATATTTGCTCAAGTGTTAGATATAAAACTTGCAAGGCATTTTTGCAAAGGATAAAAGAGGACAATGGTTTTTTGGAATGGCAAGGAATAAAATCCAACAAAATTCAAATAACACCTTTTGATAATGTAAAGGCACGTTTCGCAAAATAACAATATAACAAAGGGGATAATATGAAAATCAAAACTATTGATATTCAAGCGAAAGAATGGTTCGACAAGGTGAATGGCAATTCTTATTTTTCTGCTAACATAACATTAAATTATGGCATGAAAAATCAAAAGAGTTATTCCCTTCCTTTTCAATACGGTTATGGGGAGCATTATATTGATATGAGCAATCAATATTTAATTGAAAACAAGATAATTCCAGGAAAAAGACACGATAACGGAAGTTTTCCGGCATTGTGGCAATATTGCAGGGATAACAAAATCATTTTAAGGACTAGCAAAAAAGAGAATTGTCTTAAAAGGGAATTGTAAACTTTTAAAAATCTTTAACATAGAGGTTTTATTATGAACGAAAATTTTGATTATGAAGGTTTTGTTTGTGAAAATTGGGATAAATAGGAAAATATAATCCTTTTTAAAAAGAGAGGACAAAAACCTTTATGGATAATCTAACAAGGGCGATTTTAAGTCAACGTGACGATATTAAAGAAGGAAATAACTAATATGGACAATATAAGACAAGTTTTCAATAGTGTGTTTGCCAAATATCAAAGGAAAGACTATTTTTCCGACAAGGTTTTAATTAAAAGCAAGCTGGAATATGCAAGGCAATTTAACCTTAATTCAGGGAAAGAAAATATTGTTATTAAGTATTCAGATATTAAAAACTTTTTGAAAAGTCAAAAAGAAAAATGTTATACTATGATTTTAAAAAGAATTGAGGAAAGAAAACAAGGAAAACATTTTCCGCAAAGAGAAAAGTTTACTAATGAGATTTTTAAAAAATTGGGGATATAACTATGTATACCAAAGTCAAGAAAGACAAAAGAGTTAAGATAAAATTCGGCCACAATGCCGTACCAAAAAAGAAAATACTCTATTCTTGCGACTGTAAAGAGGGAAGGAAAATCTTTTTTAGTGACGGAACAAGTCAAATATATTTTATTTAAGAGGAGGTTATTTTATGACAAAAACTTTTGTTGTCTTGGAATATGCTATTAGCAAAGGGATTTTGTTAGGAAATCCCGAAGAAATCGAAAAGAAAATCCCTCATAAAATAAAAATGGTTTTATTAAGATTTTGGAATGATTTTCAAGAAATGAAAACAAAATTTTATGAGGATAAGCTTGACACTATTCTTTGGAAAATTAAAAATATGTTAGAAAAATAAAAATATAACCTTTTAACATGGAGGCCGGACAAAATGAAAACCCGAACAATAAATATTTACTCTTTCAACGAATTGTCACAAGAGGCACAAGAAAAAGCAATAGAATATTTTTCAGATATAAATGTTAGTCACGAATGGTGGGAATTTATTTATGAGGACGCAAACAATATTGGCCTCAAGATAACAGGTTTTGACTTGGATAGAGGCGCATATTGTAAAGGAGAGTTTATTCTTGACTTGAATCAAGTAATATCCTCAATATTAAAGGAACATGGAAAAAAATGCGAAACATACAAAACTGCTAAACGGTATCAAGAAGAACTAAACAAAATCAATATTGAAGAAAATCAGGACAAATGGGAAGAATTAGAGGACAATTTTTTATATGACTTGTTAGAGGATTACAGAGTTATGCTACAACAAGAATATGATTACATGACAAGTCGAGAATCTATAATTGAAACAATACAAATAAATGATTATGAGTTTTTAGAGAATGGGAAGCTTGCCTAAAATAAACTTGCAAAACCTTTAACAATATGCTATACTTGCCAAAAAGGAGACTATTTTATGTATAATATTATCGACTTGCAAAATCAATGCTATTTACAAGGAAGCGAAAAAACATTAAAAGCTTGCAGGGAAAGACTTGTTTCTTTTCATTCGGTTGACGTTGATAATGATTGGCTTAATAGTATGAGTTTAAAAGAAATTTGTGCTGAATTTGACTGGAAAATTGAAAAAATATAATATTTTTAAAGGGAGGGTTTTTAATATGAAGAAAAAAATTGTCGAAAAATTTGGAAAGCATTATTTGCTAGGAAAGTTTAAGGACGGCAGTTATTTTTATTATAAAACCCCTTCTTGGGATTGCGGTTGGTATTGGGGCTTTGGATATATAACTACTTATACAAATAACAAAAATCCAGAATTGAGCAGGGATATATCAAGTCATAGTCACTTTTCCGGCCTCTTGGGAAAACAAGAAGTCTATAATCACGAAAAACAGACTTGGCAATTGTCCGAATATGCCCATAAATTAGGGGATAATAAAGAAATTGCGGAAACAGTTTTAACAGAAAATGAAGATTGGACACTTTGCGAATTAGTACAAACGGCCTATACATTAAAGGAAACGGCTGAAACATTAGGAAGGGGGGGAAGTCACCTAACAAAAAATCCTTGTGCCGATATTATCAAGAATGAGGCCGAAGTTAAGAGGATAAACGAAATTGTTTTGCCAGCAATATTTAAGGAAATTGAAAATATTTTAATGCCAAAAGAAAGTTAAAAAACTTTTAAGGAGGAATAAATTATGAATACATTAATTCCAAAATATATTAAAACGAAAGAACAGGCCAGGCAATATGGCATTGATTATCAAAAATGGGCAAGTGAAAAATCTTTGTCCTATGGTGAGGTTTCGCATTTCCAAAATAAATTGTCCACACTTGCCAAAAAATTTTCCCTAGTGAGAGAGTTTAAAGAGAATGGTTTAATTTAAAAGAGGAAATAATTTCTTTAATGAAAGAGGTGTAATATGACACAAGATAAAATTTTGGAAATTGTGAGAAAGGTTATTGAAGATAATCTAATTGACACATTATGTAAGGAAGGTTTTACGCCGGACGAGGAAAAATGTTCTGACAATGTGTCGACAGAAATGGATTATGAAAACGGCCTAAATTTAATTGCCAAAAGTTATTTTGATGTTCAATAGAAGGGAGTGTAATATGACTTATACTCAAGTCTTTTTTCTCGTCGAGGATAGTGGTAAACAGGTAGCTTGGGAAATTTTAGAAGCAGAAGTCAATCCTTTTGTCCGGCTACAAAATAGGAAACACTATTTTAAGGTGCTTTATGAAAACAAAGAGGAAATCAATTTTCCACTAAATAAAAAATGGGAGGAATAAAAATGTATTCTAAAGATGAAAGATATATTTTAATTGGATTGATTAATGAGGCAAAAATTAATCAAGAAATAAATTTATCTGAATACAATCACGATTATTTATCATTAGTAAAATTTGATTTTACAAAAGAATTAGGATATTCTTGGCATGGGGAGTGTAATTCTCCATATTCATATCGTCCAGTTTTTCCTTTGGTAAATAGTAATTATGTTAAATTTTTTAAAACATTAAAAGGAGCAAAACGTAATTTTATTAAACAATATTTGAAAGAAGTTTAATATGAAAAAAATAATCCTAACCTTTTTCTTTCTCTTAATCTTTGTTAATATAGCAAGAGGGGAAGAAGGGATTGCCTCTTGGTATAGCGTAAAATCTTCCGGCCTTGTTACGGCAAACGGAGAACGTTATAATGAAAATACCTTAACTTGTGCCAACACGGATTATAAATTTAACACCTTTTTAAAAGTAACTAACCTTGAAAATGGGAAGTCGGTTATTTGTCGGGTAAATGATAGGGGCAATTTTAAAAAGAAATATGGAAGGATTATTGATTTATCGAAGGGTAGTTTTGCCAAAATAGCAGACCTAAAATTAGGGATAATCAAAGTAAAAGTGGAGGTTGTAAAATGAGATTAATTATTTTAGTTTTAGGAATGGTATTTTTAGATTGTTTAAGTAAACATTAGGGAATTAATTTAGGAATAAAAGAAGATATCGAATTTGTTTTTAAAATTTTCTTTTGGTATGCTTTAATTTTAGATATTATTAAAAAATAAGGGGAAATATGATTGCCTTAATAACAGACGGCCTCTTTTACCAATTTAAGACTGAAAAAGGGTTATTGGTTTATGAATGTCTGGATGAAATTGAAGTATTAAATTATGTTAGGCGAAAGAAAAAGGAAGGGTATTCATTTTTGGGACATTTAAACAGACTGGATTTATCAATATGGGGTTGAAAATATGGAAACAATATTATACATCTGGTTAGGATTTTTAATTTTGGTTGGAGTTGTTTTAACTTTTTTCAGTTTTAAAATATTTTTTCTGTCTGGAGAAAAGAAATATAAACCATATCTTTCAAAAACTTTTGGAAACGATTATTATAAGGAAACAAAAAAAGTTGTAGATAGTCAAGTTTTAGTAAATCTTTTTAAAAAGGAGAAGTAGAAATGAATACTAAATACGAATTATTAAAAAATGATACAAAAATCTTTTTTGGAATAACATTGTATCGGATAAAGGCAAAAATTTCTTTTGGAAATATAAAAGTCGGGGAATTAGGTGGTTATATTGAAAAAGAAAGTTGTTTGGAAATCTCTGGCGACGCTTGGGTGTCTGGCGACGCTTGGGTGTCTGGCGACGCTCGGGTGTCTGGCAACGCTTGGGTGTCTGGCAACGCACGGGTGTATGGCAACGCTCAGGTGTCTGGCGACGCTTTTATTTTATCTGGTTATATTAATATGTCATTAAATGATATATCATTTTCATTAATGGCACAATTAGGTATTGCATTAGTAAATAATAAATGTATTCTTTATAAGAAAGTAAATAAACTTTCAAAAGGAAAATATGCTTCTTGTTATGATAACAATTTTATTTATCAAGACGGAAAAATTATAAAAGTTGAAAATCCTGATTTATCAAATAATTCGTGTGCATCAGGAATCCATTTATCAACTGCGTTATATTGGAATCAGGGCGATACGTTAATTGCTTGTGAAGTAAAAAAAGAAGATATTATTACTGTTCAAGAAGGAAAAGTGAGAGTAAAAAAATGCAAGGTTTTAGGGGAAGTAAAATAAATTTGCAATTTCCAAATTAATATGTTATACTTTCAACAAAAGGAGGATAAAATGATTAATATTATTCGAAGTGAAAAAGTTTCCCCAACAGAAGTCCATTTTGAGATTGAAATTAATGGAAAAGTTATTCAATTCGCAAAGTGGGTGGATGATGATTTTTGCACAGATTATGAGTTTTTAAAAGGAGAGGAACTTCTTAATGATGATGAGCAAGAAGAAGTGTATGATTTTATTCAAGAACAGGTGATATAAAGGAGGAGTTATGATTGACTTAAATTTAGTTTCAAAAGAATGGCTTTATGAGCATATCGAAGCCGTTGAAGATGAAAGGGAGAAATTAATTTATCTATTAAATAAAGCACTTCCTTTGTGTCAAGCACCGCTTGAAAATTGTGATACTTGTATGTATTCTGCTTATTGTACGCAAAAATAAGGAGGAAATATGCGTCTTTGGTCAATAAATCCTTGCTACCTCGATGCTAAAGGACTTGTCGCTTGTTGGCGTGAAGCATTACAGGCTCAAAGTGTTTTATTAAAAAGAGAATACGGCCAATGTATTAAAGGCTATAATGAACATGATTTTTGTGTATATAATTCTTTAACTAAAAAAATTCATTGTTGTAATTGTGGAAATCCAAAAATAAAAACATCTTATTGGAATCATCCTCAATTAAAAAGATTTAAAGAAACAAAATATCCTATTTTTGCTATTAGTGAATATTTAATCTGGATTTATGCAGAAGGAAAAGTTCGAGGTTATAATTTTGATTGCAATAAAATAAAAGAACAATCGGCATTACCGTATCAAAATTTAACAGTAACTAAAGGCCAACTTGAATATGAGTTTTTATATTTACAAAAGAAATTAATGGTTCGTTGTCCTAATAAATATTTATCAAATGCAGAACAAAATTTAAGCAAAGAAGTAGAAATAAAACCAAACCCAATTTTTAAAGTTATTGACGGTCAAGTAGAATCATGGGAGAAAATAAAATAATGCTCTCTTTATACCCAAATATGATTGAATCATTTTGCCAAAAGTGTGGGAAATCTTTTTGGCAAGGCGAAAATGTTGGGCATACTATTTGCCTAGATTGCCAATTTCCGAAAGAGGAGAGGGGGAAAGCTACAGAAATAATTATTAAACACGCTAATATTGACGTGTTTAATGAAAACTTAACTGTTAAAAATACTCCTAAACCATTGACATTGAAAGAGTTTGTTGGTCAAGAAGAAAACAAAAAATCAATAAACACCACTCTTAAAATTATTAAACAAATTAAACCGATTAATTTATTCATTCATGGCTACCCAGGATGCGGAAAATCTACTTTAGCGGAGATTATCGCTAATGAATTAGGGGCGAAGTTTATTTACACTATTCCAGAACAATTAAAGAATACTGAAAAGATTACAGAGGTCTTAAACACAATTCAGGAAAATAAAGGTCTTACCGTTTGGATGTTAGACGAGTGCCACAATGCCGATAAGAAGCTAATTAATGTTCTATTGCCTATTTTACAAGACCACAAATTAGGCGATGTGGTTATTCGTGAATTCGTAATGGTAATGGCTACTACTGATTTTAATAAGCTATATAAAAAGAGTGAAGCTTTAATTTCCCGTTTCCAAACAAAGATTTATTTGGAGAAGTATTCTTTAAATGATATTGTTACTATTTTAAAGCAATACAAACAAAAACTTAATATGGATGTTGATATTCCAGAAAGCGATTATCTTCTTATCGCTGAAAATTCAAAGGGTATTCCAAGGGAGGCAATCAATCTACTTTTGAAAAGATTGGTGCTTCCTAATATGCCGGAGATTTTCAAAGAGAATAAGATTATTTTTAATGGCTTGAATCAAAAGGATATTCAAATTTTAAAATGTCTTGACGGTTTAACTTCGCCTATTGGTGCAAATTTCCTTAGTCAGAAGGTAGGGCTTATTGATGCCGATTATCAACAAATATATGAGCCTTTCCTTATTGAGAACGGTTATATTGATAGAACGCCTAAAGGAAGATTGATTAGTAAGAGTGGAAAGGAGTTATTGAAATGCTTAGAAACTATATAAAAAGGTTATTTAATTTATACGATATTGAAGATTTAAGAATTGGCGGTCATTGTGGGTTATGTTGTAAATGGGTTAAGGATTGCATTGTGCCGGAAGATTGGGCTATAACAATTTGTAAAAAGTGCGGTGAATAATATGCAGACCCCAAATTGTAAAGAATGTAAACACTATTTAACGTGTGCCGTCCGGCAGTTGGCACTTCCGATAACATATTGTCAATACGAAGCTAAAAAGGAGGTCTAATATGGGGTTCATAGTGATTAGATTGGATGATTGGGAACAGTATAGCATATTAAAGAATGGTTTTGATAAGCCAAAAATTTTTCAAGCTGAAAGTGAAGCGATTGATTATTGTAAAGAAAGGGAAATTCATCCTTTTCAAGTTGTTGAATTGGTTATCTAAAAGGAGAATACAATGAATATTAGCGTTAATAAGGAAGATTTAATTCGTGTTTTAGTATTGCTTTTGAAAAATGATAATATTTCTGCATCAAGTGAGGGTTTAAAACTCCGACAGAAGAATCAAAAAGAAGCAATAAATGAATTGATATTTATGCTTAATCTTACAACGGAAGAAGCTGAAGAATATATTTAAATTCGTTATAAAGAAGATGCTTATGAATTAGCAAAAATATTATCTAAAGAAACTGGATTAGAAATCAGAAAGTAGGTGTCTATGGAAGTTAAAAAAGTTAGCCCTTACATTTTGTTTGCTATCGCTTATTGCAAGAAGATGGGGTATCAGCCGGACGAAAAAGGGGTGTATAGTGCAGAGGACTTATGGGAAGGGATTTTGGCAAAGAACGAATATGAAAGTAGAAATATGGGAAAGGAGAGATAAAATGCGGTTGCCTCATATTTATTTTTATAAGAATTATATTGGATTTTGGTTTCATGTTGGGAAACTTAGAACATTTTTATATCTAGGTTATATTGCAATCATTTATTAAGAGGATTAAAAAATGGCAGACCTTACTTCATTTCAAACATACTTGTCAATCAATGTAGGCCAAAAGACTGCATTGAACTATCTTAATATGATGCAGTCTTTCTTTCAGCAATACGCTGAATTTAATCAAGAAAATATAAACAAATATTTGGCCTCAAAAATAGATGTTTGGTGTCCAGCTATGCACAATTTATTCTTTGCTGGTGTAAAGAAGTATTGTTTATTTACAAAAACCCAAGTGGAGTTACCAAAAGTCAAGCGTGTAGAACGAAAGGCAAGGCCATATGTTCAAGAAGTAAATATCAATGAGATTATTACAAAACTTCCTGTACTTTTCAATGATTATCAGAAAGTTAGATGTGTGATTAAGCTATTATTTTTATCGGGGATGCGACCTAAAGAACTTTATACTTTGAAAAGGAAAAATGTTTTATTAGATGAGCATAAAATTATTTTAGAGAATACGAAAACCAAAAAATCAAGAACAATATTTCTTACACCAGAAATGGAACAAGATATAACACTCTTTTTTAATCGTGAGCCAGAAGGCGATAATGCCTTTAATTTAATTAAAACTTCTATTCAATATTATTGCCTAAAGATTTCAGAGTATCTTAATATAAAGATTACGCCGTATATGCTTCGCCATTCATTTAGTCATGCGTTTCTTAAAAAAACAAACAACAATTTAGTTGCGTTATCCAAGATGCTAGGTCATACAAGTATTAAGACAACACAGATTTATAGTGACATTGACGAAAAAGAGTTAAAAGAAATTTATGATAAAGCTTTTAAAAAGAGAGGGAAGAAATGAACCGTTGGTTTGAATTCTACAAATCCCGAATAAACAACAAGTCTTACGAAGAATATTTTCAAAAGAAGTATAACCCATATTTATCCTATCTTTCTTCTCACATTAAACCGAAGATGAAGATTGGAGAATTTGGGTGCGGAACATCTTTAGTAACTAAGTTGTTGTATAAAGAGAATTGTTCTTTTGTTGTGGGCGATAATAACAAAGAAATGTTGGAACTCACTTCAACAAATCTAAACAATAACCGAATAAAAAAGTATCTTATTGATATTAAAAATCCTATTCAAGAAAGGTTTGACCTAATTTATTCACATGGAGTGTTAGAACATTTTGATTATGAGCAGATTAGAAAAATTATTGAAAACCAATTAAAGGTGTGTGGGCATTTGGTTCACTATGTGCCGTCAGATAAATATAAGGTTCCTAGTTTTGGTGATGAAAGATTATGGTCAGTTGAAAAGTGGAGTTACTATTTTACGCCGACAAAGGTTATTGAATTTAACAATGGTTATGATTTAATGCTAATATGGAGGAAACAGAATGAAAAAATTTAAGGTTGTTCTTTATCCAAATGCCAACGATTATACGACAGAAGTTGAAGCTAATTCTGTTGAGGAAGCTATCGAAATTGCCCAAGATGAAGCGTCAATTAATTGTTATTTTATGGCAACCGAAAATGATGTAACAGAAATCGAGGAGGAATAATGTTTAAAAAAATATTAAAATCTCTTTCAAGTGTAGGTCTAATTTTTGTAGTGGCTTTTTTAGGAGCATTTGGAGGCCAACGAGATAAATGGGTGAGGAGATTTCTCATCCCTGCTATTGTAACAATATATGCCTGCTTTTTGTTACAAAATTGGTGGGTGTTAACTATTTACTCAATGGCTGGTGCATTAAGTATTGGATACGGCATCCCATCATTTAACGGCCCAAATGGAACAATGGATGATGAAGGGTCAGCAATTGGTGCGTTCTTTTATAAATTATTTAAGTCAGAACTATGGGCAAATGTTTTTTCAAGGGGAACGATAGGGCTACTTATTTCTCTTTCAATGCTTAGTGTTCCTATTTTGAAAGGAACATGGCTCTCATTTTTAATCGGGTCAACTATTATAATTGGGATTTGGTCAGCGGTAAGTTGGAGAGGATTTGGGGAAACGAGAATTAGATTATTTGGGAAAGAAGTTGCTTTGCTGAATGTTGATTTGACAACCTATGCTGTAACGGCTTTAGGATTGGTTTTGATTATTAATGGGTGGATAAAATAGGAGAAATAAAATGAATCATATTTATCAAGATGAAAACACACCATTTGAAGATTTGCTTGAAGCTATTGGAACCGAAAAATGTATCGGTGTTGTTTTTGGTGAACAATCTTGGGGTATGGAAGATGAGTTTCCTGATTTCCCAATAGGAAAAGTTATCTCGTTAGAAGAAGCTAAAAAATATTTATCTTATAAATATGATACTGGTTTTGGAAGTCCAGAACTTCCTGCTTTATATGCTTGGACAGACACAAGAGTTATTTTAATTAATGTTTATGATGGCGCAACATCGTTTAAAAGTGTTCCTAGAAATCCTATCGCTTGTTTGCCGGAAATGATTGGTGGAGGATAAATGCTACCCCAACTTAAAAATCGTTGAAATTTGATAGAGGAAACCCATCATTTTAGGGCATTTAGAAGGAGGTTGTTATGTTTGATGAATTAGGATTAAGAATGAAAAACTATGAGCAAGTTACGGAAATTTTTCTAACAAGGCGAATTCCTGTTATTATTCGAATTGATGGAAAAGCATTTCATTCTTTTACTCGACAATTTTATAAGAAAGGATTTTCTGAAGCATTTATGTTAAAAATGCAGGAAGTAGCATTGGGAGTTGCAAAGGAAATCCAAGGATGCTCATTTGCTTACGGACAATCAGACGAAATTAGTTTTCTTTTAACAGATTATAAAACTATCAGAACAGAAGCGTGGTTTGATTATAATTTACGAAAATTATGTTCTGTTTCTGCTTCGGTTGCTAGTCAGATTTTAAAAATGACTAATGGAGTGTTTGATAGTCGAGCGTTTAATTTGCCTCAAGACGAAGTTGTTAATTATTTTATTTGGCGACAGCAAGACGCATTAAGAAATTCTATTCAAATGGCAGGGCAAGAATATTTTTCTCCTAAACAATTGAATGGAAAAAATTGCAATGAGATTCAAGAAATGCTGTTTAAAGAAAAAGGCATAAATTTTAATGATTGTTCGGTATTAAGAAAAAGAGGATATTGTGTTGTTAATAAAGAAATTGATTTAAATATACCAGTATTTACTCAAGATAGAAATTATATAGAAAAATTTGTAAATGTAAGGGAGGACTAATTTATGCGTGAACTGTGGTCAATTACAGTTGAAGATTATGAAGAAGTTGTTAGAAGGGCAAGAGAAGCTGGCTTAGAGCCAGGCGATAGCATGGAGGCCATTTTTATTGATTACATGATTGAGAAGGGCCAAAAGAGTTTTGCCCGTACAGAACTTAACAATGAAGAACTTTTGAGTGACTTAACACAGAAAAATAAAAATATTTTGAAAATAGATATTGATACTAAAGGTAAGTCAACATATAGGGTTATGAAGAAAAAAGACAAACCAAACATTTGAGTGGTCTTGACAACGCCATATCAAATGTGTTATGCTTTATGTAAAGGAGTATTTTTATGATTTCACCTAAAGAGTTAAATAATTTGGTAGACCAACTAAAAATTATAGCCCGACTTTCAAGAGTTGTTCGTGATGAAGAAAATTACGAGAAAAGAAAGTATGTTAATTTAATTGTCGAAGATGCTTTAAATCATTTAGTTTTAAACCTTGAAGAATTGGAGGAGAGTTAAAATGGATTGGATAATTTATATTTTAGGTTGGCTTTTTGGATGGGAAATATTTAATAGATTTATTAAAGTAGAAGTGTCAGGAAAGTACACAGACACATGTTTTATTTTTAAAATTATTTCTTGGTCATTATTATGGGTGTGGATTAATTTGGTTATTTATTATTGCTTCACTTATTGAAAATGCTACAGCAAACATTCTTTCAATTTTAAGAAAAATGATAAAGTTGTATAACAAGGAGGAATAAAACGAAAATTTCATTGTATAGGCGCAACGATTTTTGGAGAGAAGTATTTCGAATTAACAAGAATTCATTTGGAGATACTTATTTAACATTAATCGGATTTACATTTAAAATAGAAGGAAAAATCAATGTTTAAATTAATCACGTTTTATAATAATATTAAACATGAAGTAGAAGTTGAAACAGAAGAAGAAGTTCTTTCTTTGGCTGTAAATGCTTTTAATCAGAACCATGAATTACATGAAATTAGAAAAAATGAAGAATGTTATCTTCTTCATTCAGAAATTTATGATAAAATTCATAGGGCCGTTTATTAAAAACAGGAGAAAATCAATGTATAAAATTACTATTGAAAATGATTTTACAAAAGAAAAAGCTTAAATTTCTGGAAATGCAGAAAATATTTTTGAAGTTGGAGAAATAATTAAACAAGCTTTGCTTGGGATTGGATTTCATCCTGACAATGTTAAAGACTTATTTAATGAGGAGGAATAAAATGGTAAAAATATTATCTTTAATCACTATTTGTTTTATGTTAACAGGATGTTCCCTTATTCCTCGTTTAACATTTGATACAAAAAATACTGTTCCACAGTCTTTAAATACTTCCAAAGGCAAGATTATATGTCAAGGCGAGGCTAAGTTTAATGAACAAGGGGAGATTGTTTATTGCTCAAAAGGGTTTTATGACTATTCTGAAAATTATTCAAAGCAAGAAAGAAAAATGACCATTTCAGAACGTATTAAGTCATTTATAAATGGGTTGGTTGGATGGAGTTTTTGGGGAATGTTAATCCTTCTTTTCTTATGCCCATCTTTACTAGGTTTAATTGTTGGTCGATTGTTTGAAGGTGTTTATGGCATGGGTGCAAAAGCATTTAAACAAGTGTCTAGTGCAATTCAGAAGGTTAAAGATAATACACCTTCTTTGATTGATGCTTTGGAAAAAAGCACTGATGCTGATGTTCGCTTATGGATAGATAATTTTAAAAAGGCGAATAACATTAAATAATTAAATTAGGTTCTAAGGGGTTCTCCCTCAAAATAGAACTCCACCAATTTAAAAGGAGAGCTAAGATGCCCTACATTATCCCTGATAAGAGGTCTAAATGCGATATGGTAGTTGATTTAATGAAAGATTTGAACATTGTTCCAGATGGTGAACTCAATTATATTCTGTATAAGTTCTGCAAAGATACTATTGACCCAGGATATAACAATTATAAAAATTATTGCGGAGAACTTCGTCAATGTGTAACCGAAATAGAACGTCGCTTACTTGGGCCATATGAGGATTCTGCAATTGAACGTAACGGAGATGTAAAATGAAAAAATTAATGATAGCAGATAAAATAATGACATGGTGTTGGGGAAAAGAAGGGTTATTTGGAAGTTTGGATAAAAACTCTCCGGCTCACAAATATTGGAAAAAAGAAGTTAATAAAAAGAAACGTTCACTTTCTTGGTGGAAGAAAAACTATAAAAGAATTTGGGATTTATAATGCTTGATAAAGCTATAAATATAGCAAGACAATTAAATAATAAGAAACAAAATATTTGCGCTATTATCACAGATAGACGAGGCAATGTTTTGAGTATAGGCACAAATTCTTATTCAAAAAGTTCGCCACTTCAGAAAATGTATGCTGATAGAGTTGGAGAAGTTCATAAAATCTTTAATCACGCAGAAATCGACTGTATAAAAAAGTTACCTTATCATTGTAAGCCAGAAAATATTTTTGTTGCTAGAATTTCTAAGTCAGGAAAAAGTTTGCCAGCCTTTCCTTGTAGAATTTGCCAAGAAGCTCTTAAAGATTTAGGGATAAAAGGAATAATTACGACTTAAAAACTTGACAACCACCCTTTAAATATGGTATAGTTATAACAGGAGATAAATAACTATGGAAAATAATGAACAACAACTTTCACCCGAATTAGCTGATATTATTAATCGAATCAGGGCATTTAATGTTACAAATCCAGAAGCCATCTTTGTATTTGGGTTTATCGGATTTAAAGAAAGTGACGAACCTTGTGAAGATTGTGGTGGAAATTGTTCATGTATTGATGATTCAAAAGTTATGCTTGGTGGACACGGCGATTTAGATAGTATAAGACAACTTTGTAATGACTTGAGGGATAACGTGGAAGATAATTGTGATAAAAGAGGGTTTGTAAATTTTTAAAGGAGAAAGAGATTATGATTATTTTTGACCATGAAGTTTATATTGAATTTTTTAATAATTGGAAATTTAAAGATGAAGAAGGTGACTTCTATTTTAATTTTTCTGTATTTGATGTAACAATTACATCTTCAGGATTTGGTCTAATAATTTTTAATTTTGCCATATCTATTTATTGGTATTAAAAATGATACTCATCACTTTAACAATGATTCTTGGGTTTTGTATAGGGTTAATAGTGGATATAATTGTAAGAGGAATGGGAGCGTAAAATGTTAAAAGAAATTCCAAAAGAAATGCTATATTGCTATCTTGCCGGAATTATGTTGGGTGGTGAGATGCAGAAACCCACTGTTGATTGGCGTTATAAGGTTCGCAAGCATTATGAGAACTGGAAGGGTCAAGGAATGTATGAGATTTGTTTCTTAGACCCTTGGAATGGTGAAGTTGGTGGAGTTATTGATAAAGAAGGCTTAACAAATACAGCAGTATCAGCAAATACTATTTATCAAGGGGATTTAGCAGCTATTAAAAAGGCAAATATAATTGTTGCTAATTTTCAGCAATTTGGAAGTGCAAGACCTTCAGTTGGAACGTACTTTGAATGTGGTATAGCTTTGGCTCTAGGAAAACCGCTTATAATTATTGTTGAACCAAATGAATTTGAAAGATGGTCAAAACATCCTTTCACAAGTCAGTCATGTGCTATTTTTAAAAGTGTAGATGAATTTTTAAGTTCGAAGATTTTAAACTGGTATTATAAAAGAACAAATCACGCCAATTATGAATGGAGTTTGTAATGGATAATCATTTAATTATTAATGATTGGATTAAAGTTTATATGATTGGCCCGATGGAACAAACTAAAGCCAATGATGCTGGTGTTGGTTGGCGTGATAAAATTGAGCCAGAACTTAAAAAACGAACTGATAAAAATGGAAATCCTATTTTTGTATTTAATCCATGTTCTGAAGAACAAAATAAAGTAGGAATGGAAGAAGGAGATGTTCCCTGCGGAACGTTTGGTGAAGCATATTTAGCATTTATTAATAAAATTCCTATTTATGTTTTACAAACTATGCCAAGAGAAAAATATCCAGTTACATTTACAGGATGGGTATTTGGTTCTGGCGGTGATTTTTTCAAATCACAATCTGAATTACTTGAATTTATAGATAAAAAATATTCTCTTAAAGTGAAAGGATAAGAAATGCCAGATAATCGTCAAGTTTGTGCAAAATGTGGTGAAATTTATGGTGAACCGTATGCCCAACAATGCTCATGTTTTTATGCTGCACAAGAAAGAGAAGAAAATCCTAATCTTGGATATAAAGAACCAGAATTAAATGTAAAGGACACAAATCCAAAAGATGCAGTTGGAACAAAGAAGGTTCCTATTTCCGTTTTACCGTTTCCAGTTTTAGGAGAAGTTGCTTTAGCATTACTTGAAGGAGCAAGAAAATATGGTCGTCATAATTGGAGAGTTGCAGGGGTAAGAGCAAGTGTTTATATTGATGCTGTTATTATGCGTCATTTAGGGCCGTTTTGGGAAGGAGAAGATATTGACCCTGATTCTGGTTTAAATCATATAACGAAAGCTATAGCCGGATTAACAGTTTTGCGTGATAGTATGATTCAAGGAAATTGGGTTGATGATAGACCACCTAAATCTCCGAACGGTTGGAAAGATGATTTAAATAAAAAAACAGCTATAATTATTGAAAAATACCCAAACGCTTTAGAACCATATACTCAACTAGGAATTGAAAAAGACGAGAAATAATTTTTCAGAAAGGAACTAGCCATGACACTAAATGTTCGAATTAAGTACAACGATAACGATGAAGAATTGTTCTGCACATATTCAAAAGAGAGGATTCAGTTGGGAGAAAAGTATGCGATTTTATTGACCCAACTATATTCAGGAGAAGTCGAAGAGTTGGTATATAAATTGGAGAATCTTCCAGCAGAATCAGAGTATGAATCTGATGAAGATGACCTATTTTTCGGGAGAACATAATGATTAAATATTGGATTTATGAGCATACAACTTCAAATTTCTATTAAATATTGGAGATAAAATGACTATCAATAATTTAATAGAGATTTTAGAAAATTATAAACACAATTGTCTAAATTATGAAGTTAAAGTTAATTTAGACCATTGTAAATCTCCCAATGAATTTTTCTTTAGTATTGATGATGAAGAAAAAACAATAACCATCATTCAAGGAAATTGTGGATTCTAATGGGAAAAGTAATTCTTATTGATTCTTCAGGAATTTTTGTTCCAACAGTTAAAGTTTGTAATCGTCTTAAAATGCAGAAGGCACAAACAGGATTCCCACTTTTTGTAATGCCAGCTCATTCTATGTATTTTAATAGTTTGATTTCTTCTTTATCCAAAATAGGGGTTGATGAATCTGACACTATTATCATGGCTGAAGAAGGTCATAGCTGGCGAAAAAATTTAGCGAGTTTCTACAAGGCCCAAAGAGAAGGATTAAGAGAAAAAGACACCTTTACTGATTGGAAGCATGAATTTGATATGTTAAATAAATTACACTCTCAATTAAATAATGCTACAAACTGGTATTTTGTAAGACATCCAAATCTTGAAGCAGATGATATAATAGCAATTGCAGTTAGATATTTTAAAGATAAAGATGTAATAATTGTTTCTGGTGATAAAGATTTGTTTCAACTTGCTTATTATCCTTGGGTTAAAATTTTCACGTTAAACAAGAAAATTAATGGTTCAAAAGGGATGTATGAAGAAGTAAAAAATCCTTTGAAAATCATAGACGATAAATGCAAGGAGGGTGACGCTGGCGACAATATTTTTGTCGAACCTAATGAAACCGAAGAAGATGCCGAACTTCGTAGAGTATTGGTTAATCTTTTAGAGTTGCCACCAGAGATTGAACAACAAGGAATTCAAGCGTTAAATGAAGCATTATCCTATTCAAAATCGTTGCACTTAGAGTATTTGCCGGAATTTAAAGGTGTGCAAGAAAAGTTTTTAAAGATTTATAAAAAGGATAAGGTCATTACTTCAGAGTATTGTTCGAATTTAATTGAGAAAAGAGTTTTGAAGAAGAAAAAGAAAGAACAACTTAAAAGGAAAGAGAAAAATAATCCAGATACGGTTATTCATAAAGAATGTGGAACAATTTGTAATCGTGGTGAATATAGTGATGGAGTTGTTGATTATCTTTGCAAAAAATGTGATGTTACGTTTTTAAATAATAAAAAACAGACAATTATAAGTTAAAGAGAAAAAGGAGAAAGAAAATGCTAATTAATGTTCAGACCAAAGTAGGAAACGCCACTTACAACTTCACTATTGACGAAAAAAGCGATATTGAGGCGTTGCATAAGGCAGCAGTTTTAGGAAACCCACCTCTCTTTTGTGATGAATGTGGAAATGATAAGAGCGAGAAGTTTAAGCTTCAAAGCAATAAGGATTCAGAAGGTAATACTTACGTTAATGTAGAGTGTGTTGAATGTGGGGCTAAATCCAAGTTAGGACTTTATAAAAGTGGTGGCTTTTTCTTTCACCGCTATGCTAAGTATGTTAAAAAAGAAGCATAATTATTTAAAATAAAGGAGAATTAAAATGGTAGAACGTAAACCAAACGAAGTTAAAATTGTTGCTTGGCTTCTTGTTGCTAAGAAACTAATCAAGTTTGCTAATGATGAAACATCTTATAAAATTAGCGATAAGGTAATGGCTGCAAATGATTTTGCCAAGTTCCCGTTACCAAAAGGTTCAACTGTAGAAGTTGGTATCAATGAAGGAGTTGTTACTTTTTTGAGAAAACAAAAGAGTGAATCCAAAACTTCTGAAGAAATACAAGAGCCAACACCTAATGAAGAGAAACCAAAAGCCGTAGCTCCAACTCCTGCTCCGGCCCCTAAAGTAGAAGAACCTAAAAAAGAAGATGTCACTCCTTCAGTTGTTGGAGAAGTAAAAGAATTAACAATTTTCGCCGTAAGTGCTAATAAACGTGTAGTTAAATTCTTAGAATGCAAAGATGCTGGATGGTTCCAAATTGACCCTTCCATTCAGGCAAAGGATTATCAAGAAATTGGTCTTATTGCTAAAAATAAGGCTAAAGTTCAGATTGTTGAAAATAATGTTGTTTCCTTTGAAAAAGTGGCTGTGGAAGCCCCTGTAGCAGCCCCACAATCAACGCCAGAAGCCCGTAGCGAAGAGAAAAAGGCTGAAACCACTACTTCCCTTGTTAAAGCAGCAGAAGCCCCTAAAAAGGAGTGGAAACCTTATTCACAGAATCCCGATGTTCAGAAGAGTATTGAATGTCAGGCATGTGTGAATAGTGCATCAAATTTAGTAGGGATGGTGGCTGCAAATATTGACCCGAAGCCAACTGCTTCAGTGATTAATGCAATGATTCGGGCTATCGCAACCGAAAATTATAATTTGTTGCAGGAACTTAAATCTAAGTAAAAGAATGGGCCGTTATTATAATCGTCCGGCGTTGTCGCTCAATACCGATTAGAGGGGTTGAAATCGCTCTATGTGATTTCTACGGGGAACCTATAAAAACCCGACCATCTTTAATTGTTAGTTGGAAAAAGTAAACCCAACTTTTAAATAAAGGAAATACTTATGCCTCCTTGCAAAAAGCGTAAAAAAGATATACTTTATGATTTTGAACCTAAACATCTTTTACATCTTCACCGCCAGTTATTTTTATATGGCGAAATAAATTCTCAATCTTCGAATTACATAAAATCTAATTTGATTGCTTTTGATATTGTTAATAAAAAGCAACCTATCACTTTATGGATTAATTCACCAGGAGGAAGTATTTCTGATGGATTATCTATCATCGAAATAATTCAAGCAATTTCTTCCCCTGTAATAACAATTATTAACAGTGAGGCATGTAGCATGGCTGCAATGATTTCTGTTGTTGGCAATGCGAGATGGGCTTTTAAAACTGGCTACTGGATGCAACATCCGCTTAGTTCGGGTCAAATTGACTATCTTCGGTTTTTGAAGGATAGAACAGCCTATTTAAATGAGTTAAATAAAAAGATGATTCAAATTTTGAAAGATAATACGGAACTCACAAACTCTGATTATAAGAAAATTGAATCTGGTGAATTGTGGCTTTCAGGACAATCGCTTCTTGATAAGAAAATAGTTGATAAACTATTGTAAATAAAGGACTTATGAAATATTTATTTTTTGGCGACCCGCATTTTTTTCATAAAAATATTTTGAAATATGAAAATCGTCCATTTCCTGACGTTGAAACAATGAATTCTGAAATCATTCGTCGCCATAATGAACGAGCAAATGAAGAAGATATTGTTTTTTGTTTAGGTGATGTTGGATTTTACGCAAGTGCTATGAAAGCAGAACGTGGTGAAGGTATGCCTGTTCGTGCTTTAGATTTGTTAAAGAAAATGAAAGGAACCATCTACAGGGTCAGAGGAAACCATGATAAGCAATCTAATAAACTTTATGTTCCAATAAAATCAATCATTCTTGATATTGCCGGATTAAGAGTTCAACTTGTCCATCGTCCAGAAGATGCCGATATTGAAAATAATAATCTCATTATTCATGGACATACACATGGGAAATTTCCTACACAAGAGAAATTAAACAACAAGAAGATTCCTGTATTTTTTATCAACGTTTCTGTCGAACAAAATAACTACTACCCATTCACTTGGGATGAACTCAAGGCTAAATGGGATAAATGGCTTTCTCAACATAAATCAAGGAAGGACATCCAACGATGGCTCTTGACGCAATCACAAAGAAACAAATAAAAGCTTATATTCTTGATTATTTGAAGGCAAGAATTCCTAATTTTGTGCAGAGTTCTCAAAAAGGATTATTTACTTGCCCTCGATGTAAACAATTAAGTGCCAACATTTACCCACCAAAAAGCGGTATTGTTCATTGTTTTACGCCGGAGTGCGGAAAGCAAGGAGATATTTTTGACATCTGCCGAGCAATTGATTTTAATGGACAAGATATTCCCGACGAGGATTTGGCTGACTTATTGATTCAGGAACTTGGAATTAAGACAGATAAAGAAGTTCAGCAATGGTTAGAGCGTTATCAAAAGTGGGGATGGTCATTGGTTCCTTGTGAAGCCAATACTAAAAGAGCCAATGTAGAAAAAGATTGGCAAAACAAAATTCATAAATCTATCACAGAATGGCAAGAATGGTTGGGAGCAAATTTAAATGTTGGGCTTTTAAATGGTAAGAATTCAAACAACACGTTAATTGACATTGATACAACTGAAATTCCTGAAGAGTTAAAAAAGTATATTGGTGAAACTTTAACTCAAACCACAAATAAAGGTTATCATCTTGTTTATCTTTATGAAGCTGACCTTCCTTCAATTGATTTAAGAGATACACCTTGCAAACTTCCTATTGAAGTTCGTAATGACGGTGGGTTCCAAACTGTAATTTATCCGAGCGTTGTTGAAGGAAAAGAACGCAAATGGAATGATAAAGAACCTGTTAAAATGCCTGAAGAATTAAAGAAATGGTTACTTGAAAAAATTGTTGTAAAAGAAGAAGCTAAACAAATTTTATCAGCACCAACAATCAGTTTAGATGATTTAAAGATTAAAGGATTGGATGGAAAATGCAATTCTAGTTTTGTGAAATTAGGTGGACTTCTAAGAAAACAACTCAACATTTCACAAACAGAATACGCCCTAAATTTATTGAACGACCTTCTTTTGGATAATCCAATGCCTAAGAAGGATATTTCCGGCATGATTAAGGAATTGAAAAAATACTCTTCAGCCGACTATAGTGTTCTTACAAAACAGATTCTTGAATATTTGACGAAACATAATGAATGTTCGGTTCGTGATTTACAAGATGTTTTAAAAGCAGAAAAGAAAGATATTATGGAATGTATTGCTCAACTTATTTTAGATAATAAAATCTATAAGCAAAGAACTCTTTACAAAGCAATTTTAAAGCCAGATTGGAAAACGGAGTTCCTTGCAGAATCACAAATTGTTGATTTTAATGTTCCATATTTTTCAGATATTGCCACTTTCCGGCGAGGAGATATGATATGTCTTGGTGCTGGAACTGGTATTGGTAAAGGGCATATTTGTATGAATATTATTAAGAAATATGTGGAGCAGGGAATTAAACCGTTTTATGTGTCATCGGAGCCAGGAAATAGATTTGCCACAATTGCTATGCGGTTGGGATTGAGAGAAGGAGATTTTAATTTTTGCAACCACTATCATCCTGAAAAATTAGAACTAGAAGATGATGCTGTAACTTTCTACGACTGGATTTTGCCGGAAGAATTTAGCGGAACCGCAAATCTTTATAAACTTTTTGCACATCAACTTGATAAGCACAAAGGAATTCTTTATGTACTTTCACAGTTGAATGATTCTACAGGTGATTTTTATGCTTCTTCAATGGTAAGGTTCTTTTCTTCAATGGCAGTAAAATATTATTACACAAAAGTTAATAATATTACTGACAACACCAATACCTATTTTAAAACGAGTAAAATACGAGAAAGTAAAAACGGAGTTCAGGAAATTACTATACCAATGAAGTATAATCCAGACACTAAGGTTCTTGAGTTGAGGAAACCATAATGAAATTATCAATAAAAAATTTAGAATTAAGATTAGGCAAAAAGATAAAGAGAAATTTCACTTCTGTTGGTGTTGATACAGCCAAACATACGGGTCTTGGTTTTATTTCTGTAAACGATAAAGAAGTTGAAATAAATTGGTCACTCATTTCATTTGAAGCCAATACTATTCAGGAACTTTATAAGCAGATGTACCAAGAGTTTGGGAACTTTATTGATAAATCTATTGATGTAGTGGTAGTTGAAGATGTTTTCTTAGGAATGAACCCCGATGTAACCATTAAATTAGCAAGATTTGGTGGTCTAGCGATAGCACAAGCAATAAATAATAACATCCCTTTTAAAACAATTGGAGCCAGTTCAGCAAGGGCAAAACTCTTTAAATTGGATAAGAAAGCATATAAAGGACGGTCTAAAGAGGCGGTTGCTGATTATTTAAAGAGCATTGGGATTGAGATTGATGAGGATAATTGTGCGGATGGAATTATCTTAGCAATTTTGGGAATAATTGATGGACTTGATTTTAGAAGCAATGCCGAAATAGCTGAAGAAAAGAAATTAACTAAGAAAATTAAAAAGAAGAAAAAGGTGAAGAAATGAAAGAATTATTTTTTCCATATATTTATGAAGCCATGAATCAAGGCGATTTAAAATTATATCAAGAAAATTGTCGTATTTATATGGACGAGTATCCTGAAGGCACAGAAGTGGATTTGAGAGTAAATTTTGACACTTTTTTATTAATGAAAAGGTTTATGGTTAAGGAGTAAGTTATGTCTTGGTTTAATGGAAAATATTTAACAGAACCAAATCCTCTTCAAATAAGAGTGAATAAACTTTGGGATAAATATTTAATTAAATTTGGTTATACAAAAGATACAAATGTTTGTTCTTTACCAAAAGAAATTTATGAGAAAATATGTGAATTTATTTCGATGGATTATTTAGTTGAGTATTATATAATTAATAGATTTGAAATTTTTGTAGATAAGAATGGATGGCATAATGATAAGGTGTCTATCGGATGGAGTATTGACACGTTTTTTAAATACCGACCAGAATATAATCCTTCGAGATATAAAAATGGATAAATCAACCTGTGAATTTGGCAAAGAATTAGAAACCTACATTGCTCAAAAATTTCAAGAGTTGGGTTACAAATTTGCTAGAAGGTCTAATGGTTCCGGCAATAAGGGGAGTTTGGGTGATTCTTCAGGACAAGATTTATTTATTATTGAAGCGAAGAACCGCAATACAGCCGACATTACTTTAAAACAAGAAGTTTGGGATAAACTTGTGAGCGAAGTACCGCTTCATAGTAAAAGACTTCCTCTTTATGTTTTGAGGAACAAGAATAAGAAAACATGGTGTGTAATGGATAGCGAAGATTTTTTCGTTATTTTAAAAGGGTATTTAGAAAACTTGAATGGGAGAGTTTAAAATGAAAAAAGAAATCAAATTTACTAAACGTGAAGAAGCTATTATTTATGAAGCATTTATGACAGGCCGAGTATATGCGTCTATGGGAGAAAAGACCCCTCTTCTACAAATTTTAGAACAATTAGATAGAAATTGTAAAAATGCGGTAAAAAGAATTATAAAATAAACTTGACAAACCACTCTTCAATATGTTATGCTTTAGTAAAGGAGATTAAAATGAAAAAAATATTTATGTTTTTAAATTTTACTTTAGGTAATGAGATTGAAGAGATTTCTTGGCGATTGCAATGCCAAGAATATTTATTACCATTAAATAAATATACATATGATATAATTAATGATTTAATTTAATGAAATTATAAAAATGAAATACCATTCTTGTAAGGGAACGGGTATTTATAGAAAGGATAAATAAGGAGTGGGGAATCCTGCTCGACTTTCCAATTATTTTAAAGGAGATAAAATGATACCAAATGAACGAAGAAATAAGTTGATGGAAACTTTAAAGAAAATAAATAAAGAGCAAGGACAATTCATGGATTTTGCAGAAAATCTTGACGCTCCCGAAGTTATTACTATAGGAATCCCTGCTCTTGATAAATTTATTGGCGGTTTTAAAAAGGGGGTATTTTCCATTGTTTATGGTGGAATGAGTTGTGGAAAATCTACTTTAGCATTGCAAACAATCGCTAATGCTCAAAAAGAAGGAAAGATATGTTGTTATCTTGATATGGAACGTTCTTTCAGTAAAGAACGTGCTATTCAATTAGGTGTTAATTTATCTGAATTAGTTTTAGTTTCAACGTGTCAAACTGCCGAAGAAGCTTTAGAAATTGTTCGCACCTTGTCAAAAGATAAGGTTTGTGATTTTTTGGTGCTTGATAGTATTCAGTCAATGTCACCAATCGGAGAGCAAGAAAATAAAGGTAAGCAAAGAGAGTTGGCTTCAGCAGAAATGGCCCAACTTGCAAGAACATTAAGTAAATTCTTTAGAGTTGTAGCTCCTGACGTATTTAAGGCAAAGTTAGCGGTTTTGTTAATTGGTCAGATTCGTATGAATTTAGGAAGCTTTATTGTTCGTGGAGAATTATCTGGTGGTGAAGCTTTGAAGCACTTTTCTTATGAAACGATTTTTATGCGTCGAGGACAAGGAGCAGATGCACCATCACAAAAAGTAATTGAATACTATGCAGACCCCGATAAAGGAATTCACAAAGAATCTAAGAATGTTGTTTGTGGTTTTGATGCAGTTCTTAAATTAACCAAAACTAAATCTGCTTCTTCTGCTGTTGAGAATTCAGAAATTCATGTTCCCTTCACATTTGAAAAGGGGTTTGTTGAAACCGTAAATTTTGACGAACAAATTCAGATTACTGGCACAGAAGAAGAAAAAACCATCATTAGACAGAAACTTATTGAAAAGGGTGTGTTAAAATCTGAAGAGATTAAAGAGTGTGGTGATGAAGAAGCATTAGACGCAATTAAAGATAATGAAGCTCAAAAACGAGGAGAAGAAATTCCTATTGAAGAACCTAAGAAAAAAAGAGGGCGTAAGCCAAAGGTGACAAAATGAAGTGTCCTGAATGTGGTCAAATTTTAGTTTGTGGATGTTCTGCTTGTAAAGTAAATTTTCCAGCTAAAGAAAATGAAGCCCACATGCTTTTTACACCAGATGGAAATTGTGAAAAATGTCCTACATGTGGTTATACAAATTCTTGTGATGGCTGGTTAGATATTGAACTTAATGAATTAAAAGAAAAAGGGTTATGGCCTTTAAAGGAGAATAAATAATGACTTACGAAGAAGCAGAAGAAATCCTTCGCTTATACGAAAGATATTTAGATACATCTTGTTCATGTCATATGGGTCATCCTCCATGTTCAAAATGTACAGACATGCCTTCTGATGAAGAGTATGAACAAGCTTTACAACGAATAGAAAGGGGATATTAAAATGGTATCTAAAGACGTAAGAGATTATATTCTAAATAATGGGGTTGAGAAACTTTATAAAAGTTGTGAAACTCGTTTTCAAAAAGTTGATTATTGGGCAGACCAATTTGTGTCTGGTGATTTACTTGATGAATTTCAACTTAGTAAAGCTCTTGATGAATTAACAGGATGCTATCTTCGCTTTCATATTATATCAGAAACTATTGATGCTATGAAAACTAATAGGGAACTCGATTTTAAAGTTAAGGCGTTTAATGTTGAAGGGAAGAAACCTGTTGTCAGTCAGATAGAGGAAGAAGCTCGTCAATCAACAAAAGAATTGCGTACTTATAGGTCAGACTTCCTTTCTTATGCAGAAGCAGCCGAAAAAGGAATTGTGTCATGTATGGCAAGAATTAAAAGGTTAACGGTGGAGAAGGCCAGTAAAGGTGTTGATTTTACTGGTGAAATGAGCCAACCAGCGGTTGTTAAAAGACAAGAAGAATCTAAAGATACAGGATGGAATTAATGAAAGAAAAATCCTTCAAACCCCAACTTGCACCAAATGAAAAAGTAGACCTCTCCACTTTAAATTATCCGTTATTAGCTTCCACCAAGCTAGACGGAATTCGTTGTATTATAAAAGAAGGGGAAATTGTTTCTCGTTCATTAAAACAGATTCAATGTAAACAACTTCGAGAACGTTTAGAACCACTTCGTAAATTTAGTGAAGAAAACAATGTTATTTTTGATGGAGAAATATATTCGTCCGAACTTAGTTTTCAAGCTATTACGCATTTCGTGATGACACAGGATTTAGGTGATGAGCAACTTCCAGAACATGTAAAGTTTTATTGTTTTGATGCTATAAAAAATAACAATTTTACTCAACGATTTGATGAACGATTGATTTATAATGTTTTTAGTATTGAAAATAGATTTTCTGAAATAATGGTTGTTGTCAAAAATAAAATTGTACAGAATCAAGAAGAAGTTCAATCTTATTTTGATGAAGTTTTAAGTCAAGGCTATGAAGGATTAATTTTGCGTGACCCTAAAGCATTTTACAAATTTGGTCGTGGTACAGTAAAAGAAGGAATCATCTTCAAGGTAAAACCTTTTCTTGACTTTGATGGTCAAATTATTGATGTTATACAGGCCACAGAAGTTAACGAAGATGCTGAAAAGAAGATAAACGAACTTGGGAGAAGTGTCACAAGTAAGAAGAAGGGGGAGCGTCATACAATTGAAAAGGCGTCAGCATTTATGGTGAAGTATGAAGGTAAAGATTTGAAAGTTGTACTATCTATGACCGATGAAGAAAAAGAAGAAGTTTGGAATAATAGGGATTCCTATCTTGGAAGATGGATTTCATATAAAGGGATGCTTGTTGGGAGTAAGGATGTGCCGAGGCATCCTGTAATGTTGAGATTTCGGGAGCCAAAATAATGAAAATCGCTTTTGTTGGAAGTCGAGATTGGAAACATTTTGACTTTTCATGTGATATTATTTGCGACATTCTTCATGGTAGAGAAATGGAAGAAGATTTTTATGTTGTTAGTGGTGGAGCTAGAGGCATTGATACCCAAGCTGAACAATTAGCGATAAAGAAAGGATTAAAAACTCTCATTTTTAAACCTGATTGGGATAAATATGGAAAGAGGGCTGGATTTATTAGGAACGTGGATATAATAAAAAACGCTGACTTTGTAGTGGCTTTTTGGGATGGAACTTCAAAAGGAACAAAACATTCCATTGATTTAGCTATTAAAGCTGGTAAACCTATCGATATTTATGTGAGGAAATAAATGTTAGACAAATCAATCCTTCAAAACTTAGACCAAATTAAAAAATCCTGTCTTGTAATTGACATCGAGAGTTCAAGCCAATACCCTGATGGCAGGGAAGTAAACATTTCTGCCGACTTCGAGAACTATAAAAAATTTGCCAAAGTAAAATGGGTTGGCTGTTATTCTTATCTCTATAACAAAACCTACCTTTTAAACGCCCAACAAGATGCTCAAGAAATTATGAAACTTCTTCAAGAGCATAATACTTTAATCGGTTTCAACATCGAAGAGTTTGATTTCCCGATTCTCGTAAATAATGGTTACATTGACATCGAAAAGAAGTATCTACAAGTTGACATTATGCAAATTTTGGGCACTTCTAATTTCAAAAATAAGTCAGGTTATGCTTACAAAAATCGAGCCACTCTTATGGATTATAAATTAAAGAATAACTCCTTGAGATGTATGGCTGAAACAATGGGTGTTGAGAATTTAAAAGGAGAGATTGAATATAAAATATTTATCAAGAACCAATGGACACCTGAAGAAGAACAAGAAATAAAAACCTACCTTCAAAGTGATGTGTTGGCTACTAAACAACTCTTTGAAAAATTATGGGATTATTGGCTCCCGTTTGCCGAACTTCTCGACGTGAAAGATATTTATAACCTTTCATGGATTCGAAGCAGTATTGCTTCCCTTACATACAAAGCAGCTTGCAAAGTTTTAAACACAGAACCCACATATGCTGACAAAACAGATGAAGTTCAGGATATTGGGGGGAACGTGATTTTGCCGACGAGAGAGGAAACATATAACGGATACCATATTGACGTTGGTAGCCTCTATCCCCATATGTTCTGTATGGCGAATTTAACAGCAGAAGTTAATCCTGAAAATGTATCTTCTAAAAGAAAGATTTGGCATGGTAATGAAGTCTTTCAAGTTAAAGGATATTATGATATTACAGAACGTCATCCATTAGCAACTTATATTTCTGAAAAATTAAAAGAAAGAATCCATTTAAAGGAAACCGACCCAAAGAATCCTTTTATTTACACTCTTAAAATATTTTTGAATGGTTTATATGGAGTTATAGCGTCTGGAATCTTTGAAAAGGTACACACTAAAAATGCAGGTTATGACTGCTGTTACCTCGGGCAGCAAGTTCAGCAATTAATGAAAGAGATGCTTGAGCAATTTGGATTTGAAATCATCCAAGGCGATACAGATGCTCTCGATTTTATCGCCAAAGAAGGAACTGAAAATACAAAAGAGTATGTTCAGGATTGTTTAAATCAAATAACCGAGGTCATCAAAGAAAATTTCCCGTTCCCCGCAGACACATTTAAAATAAACATAGAATATTGCTTCGATTATCTCATGGTTCCTTTTAGTGAAGAACCAATTTTGGGGGAAGATGGTAAGAATTTAAAGAAAGGCAACAGGCTCATTTTAGAACGTAAAGGAAAGAAAAAGAATTATTTGGTCATATATAAAGATAAAGGTGAAACGATTATTAAATTGGTTGGGTTGCCCATAATCAAAGATAATTCGACCTTACTATCAATGAAGATATATAGCGAAGTCCTCAAGCCAGAAATCATCAAGAACATGAGAGCCAAGTTTCCAGCTTCATACATTCAAAAAGTGATTAATGATTATCTTAAAAAGCCAGAAATTATTGAGTTGCTATCACAAGAGTATAAAGTAAAAGCAGCCAACTCTTACAAAAATAATTGTATCCAGAAACAAATAAGTCAAGCCTACTTCAACGGGAATGATGGGGTTATTAGATTAGTTAAAAATTCTAAAGTTGGTAAGTGTGGAGCTGGAACAAAATACGCCACCATTGAAGAAGTTACTAATGCTAAATTAACAAGTGATGAATTGGATTTAAGTAAGGTAAATCAGGAATTAAGTCCTTTTTGTCTTTGGGAACCGCCTGTAGAAGCCACAGAATCAAGCAAAACACCCACTTCTAGCCAAGATAATGCTAAAGTAGAGGAATTACCTATTCAAGTGCCGAAAAAGAAGGGTAGAGGCCGTCCAAAAGGCTCAAAGAATAAAGTAGCCCAACCCTTGACAAACACCGACTAAATGTGGTATAATTAAAATAAGGAGATACAAGACATGGAAAAAGATGGAATGTTTCTTATTTGGTTAAACGACAAAATTTACTGGCAGTTAGACCTTGTTCCGACCCTTAACGAATGTGAAGAGCCTGTTAATCGCTGTGCCTTAGTGGATTCTGAAACACAGAAGGAGCTTCATGCTGTTTTATTTGACAGTACGTGGCTTGTGCCTATCTTCCAGACCCGTAGTCAAATAGGTATGAAAGAATTGGCTACCAAACTTAAAGCAATCACAGATACTTTAGGAATAAGAGTAACTCCTCGTTCAGAAATGCCAGAAGATAAGGTTGCTAAACCTGTTGAGCATGTTGTTAATAGAGTTGTTAAAAAGGAGAAAAATAATGAAAAAGAATAATGAATTTATTTTAGGTTCAATAACATTCGGCCCAAAAATAGAAAAAGAATTAGGAATTACTCCAAAAGAATTAGAAAAAGTTTCTCTATTTTCTAAATATAAAGATTTTTTTACTATACACAAATCTTCAAAGAAAGGACAATCCTCTTTTCGTATCACAAAAGATTTACTTGAAAATTTAATAGCAACATCTCTTAAAATTCAGAAACAGCCAAAATTGATTATAACAATTAATAGTGGCTCCGATGAATATATTTTAATATGTTCTTTAACTAAAAACAAAGTGAGCTAACTATGACAAAGATTTTCGAATGGTTGGAAAATAATTCCATAAAAATCATTATAACTGTTGTAATTACATGGGGATTATTTTTTGGAATTCTTTATGTTCAAGGAATAAAATCTAATATTTATGATATTCAAAAAGAAATTAATATTAAATTTCTTGAATTTGAAGAAACTAATTCACAACAACATTTACTACAAGTAAAAGGATTATTATTAATTATTGAACAATTAGAAGAATTGGCGAAGCAACAGGCATATGTTATTGACCAAAATAGGGAGAAAACTGTTGTAGATAGACAAGTTGTTAAAAAATTAGAAAAACCTTCTTATGAACTATTAAAAAGTAGGACAGTTTATATTGTTGGATGTTCTGATAAAGTTCTTGATGAAAAAGATAGAATTCAATTTGGATTGGGCGGAGAAGGAGCTTGCTGGAGTGGAACAGCGTCTATTATTAAAATAACTGATACAGAAACTTATCTTCTTAGTAATAATCATGTTTTTGGGAAAGATGAGAAAAATATTCATATTTATGTTGAAAATGGAAAAGAAAAAGTTGAAGCAACAATTGTGGCCTATCATAAATACGAAGATATAGCTGTTGCAAAAATTCCTGGTAAATTAGAAGGCAAAACTGCCATGACTAAAATTTCTTCAGTTAAAATCCAAGACCCAGTGTATGTTGTTGGAAATCCTCTTGGTGTTAAATATGTTTATTCAGAAGGAATATTAGCAGGATATGAAGATACATCATTATTATTTCAAATGCCATGTATTTATGGTAATTCAGGAAGTGCTATATGGGATAAATATGGTAATTTAGTTGGTGTTGTTTTTGCATTAGAAATGTATCATGGGTGGATGGGAATTCCTGAAGCAAGAATAACACATACATTATCAATTGATAGTCTTGTAATTAAAAACTTTTTAACCGATTTAGGACTTTATAATGACTAAAATTTGTACGCAATGTCATAAAGAAAAACCGATTTCTGAGTTTCATAAACATCCACACGGAAAATTTGGAGTAAGGTCAATTTGTTCTAAATGTTCAACACAAAATTCTATAAATTATAATAATCTTCACAAAAAAGAAAGAAAACAATATTATTTAGATAATAAAGAAAAATTATTACAACAACACAAAGATTATCATAAAAATAACAAAAAACATGTAAAAGAACAAACAAAAGAGTATAGAAAAATTCATAAATTAGAAATTAGTAAAAGAATATTAAAATGGCAAAGATTTCAAAGAAAAACAAATATCAATTTTAAATTAAAAGATAATCTTAGACGAAGAATAAATTTTGCTTTAAAAAATAATCAAAAATCAGCAAAAACAATAGAATTATTAGGATGTTCGATTGAATTTTTAAAACAACATTTGGAATCACAGTTTAAAGAGGGTATGAATTGGAAAAATCATACGATTAATGGTTGGCACATAGACCATATTTATCCATGTGCTAGTTTCAATTTAAGCAAACCAGAAGAACAACAAATTTGTTTTCACTGGTCAAACCTACAACCGCTTTGGTGGTATGATAATTTAAATAAACGAGATAAATTATGACTAAATCAGAAGATTTATTTAACTTAGTTATCGAATCTTTTCTTCAAAACGGATTTGAACTATATTGTAAAAACTCATTTATTGCAACACTAAGGCGTTGGAAGTTAGTTCATCAAACCGAAGATTTAAAGGTAATTGAAACGTCTGTTAACATAATTTTAACCGAAGAAAACGAGCCACAAGTTCTAGTGAGGTTTAATTATTATGAACAATAAAAACCATACAGTAATTGACAATTCTCAATACTCTAAATGCTGGACTTGCAATGGGGAAGGTTCTATTATAATTAATGAAAATCACCCATTAGTAAGAGAACAATGTGCTGTATGTAATGGAACAGGACAGTATAAGGTAAAGCATTTTATTATTGTGGATGAAGTTAATAAAATAGCGGTTGATTCTGATTTACAAGGAAAATAAAAATGGAACATAATATTTTAACAAATATATTTGGCGTTTTACTTATAGGCACAGGTATACTTGATGCTGCAAAATATGCTTTACAGGGGCATAAGATTCAAATTGCTAAATCAGCTAAAAATTTTTCTCGACAATTTATGAATTTTGCTTTAGGAAATGACCTTATTAAATTAGCATATGGAATTATTATTTGGGATTTTTATATTGTTTTAACAAGTATTTTAGCATTAGTCACAATGATTTATATGTGGTGGGAAATTTATTTATGGTATCCGTATCGTAAAAGAGGTCTTAATAATTTTCGTAGACCAAATATTGTTATATATGTTATCAATTCATTACTTCCAAACCGTTTAAGAAAGAGGTTATAATTATGAATAATGAACCTAAAATTTTATTGTTCGATGTAGAAAATGCCCCAAATACCGCTTATATATGGGGTCTTTGGCAAGAAACAACCAGTTCAGAAATGGTCGAAATGCCTTGGCATATGCTTTGTTGGGCAGCCAAATGGTTGGGAGCAAAGGAAATTATGTCAGGAGCTTTAGTAGATTATCCAAAATATTATAAACAAAATCCTGAAGATGATAAAATGATTCTTCAAACTCTTTGGAAACTTTTGGATGAAGCAGACATAGTTATTGCTCATAACGGTAAGAATTTTGATGTAAGAAAAGCCAACGCCAGATTTATTATGAATAAAATGCCACCACCATCACCTTTTAAGGTTGTTGATACGTTGCTTGAAGCAAGGAAATATTTCTTTTTTACTTCTAATAAACTTAATGACCTTGGAAAGTATCTTGGATGTGGTGAGAAAGTGGAAACTGGCGGTTTTAAACTTTGGAAACAATGTATGGCTGGCGATTTAAAAGCATGGGAAAAGATGGTTCGTTATTGTAAAAATGATGTTGTTCTTCTTGAAAAGATTTATTTAAAGATGCGTCCATATATGACAACACACCCAAATGTGAACGTGTATATTGATAATAACAATCCCCAATGTCCAAAATGCGGTTCATCACATGTAGCAAAAGAAGGATATGCTTATACAGATGTTGCAAAGTATCAACGATATTCCTGTAAAGATTGTAAGGGATGGTTTAGAGGTCGTGAAAATTTAAAAAAGAAGGTAAAATAATGTATATCATATTTTATTTTTTAATGATATTTGGTTTTCTTGGAATGGCAATAACTCATTCCAATCCAAGAATTGAATTAGCAATAATCTTTTTAGTTATTGCAAACGCTTTATTTCTATGGAAATAATATGAAAATTAATTATCAAGAGTGTTTTCATTATTATCGTAAATCATTAATGGTTAGTGATGAACACGCCACACATGGAATTGTTCAATGGTATCAAAATCGAGCGAGGTTTTATTTTGATGAATAATTTCTATGAAATATTAGACCTTCTTTATCGGGTAAATAAAAAATACCCTGAACTTTCGTTTATGCAATTAGTTGGATGGATTTATTTAGATAAAACTGATATGTCTACATTAGCAGATGGAGAGTTAATTAAACGATTAGAAGAGATATTAAAAGATGAGTAAATTTATTATTTTCAGCGATATTCATTTAAACAATTGGTCAGGGCCAGTAAATTCTAAAGAAAGAATTTCACAACGCCTTTTAGACCAAAAATCTGTTTTACAGCAGTTAATTGATTTAGCTGTTGAAAATGACGCTGTTTTATTGAACGGGGGCGACACCTTTCATGCTGTAGGAGCAGTTCCTACGGAAGCATTAAATGTTTATTCTTGGTTTCTTAATGAGATAAGAAAGTGCGGACTTAGATATTATGCTGTATCAGGCAACCATGACCAGACGTTACGAAAGAATTTAGGACAATGGCATGATATTCTAAATCTCTTTCAAGATAAACAACAGCGAAATAAAGAACTTTCAGAAATGAAAGTTCGTTTTGTTGATTACGATGAAGAAGATATTTACTCGATTAAAGATAATGATATTGTTGTATTGCATAAACAACCAGCTTGTTCAAACAAATATGGTTTTAAGCATGAAGGTGTAGATTGGAAGAAGATTGCTAAGAATAACCGATTATGTTTCTATGGTCATTTCCATGAAACTAAAAAGTTAGGACCAACTTCTTTTGTCATAGGTCAACCTTTACAGATGACACAATCAGATGTTGGCGAAGAAAGAGGATGTTGGTTAGTTAATTCGGAAGATTGGAAAGTTGAGTTTATTAAATTAGAGTATCCAGAACTTCAGAAAATTGAAAAGATTGAAGCCAAAAAAGAAAAGATTGAAGAAAGAATTAAGGCCACTTCTTTTAATGATATTTTGCTTGAATGGTTAGCCCACGAAAATAAAGATAATTCTTACTTAGACTTAATTAAAGATGATTTAAAAGATAAAATTCAAGATAATAAAACCTTATTTAAGGGGCGAATTCAAAAAGTTTATGTAAAAGATTTTCTTTCTTTTGATGAAATCACTTTTGAATTTAAGAATGGGTTCTGGTTAGTTTTAGGAGAGAACGGGGCTGGGAAAACAACAATTTTTGAAAGTTTAATGTGGATTTTATGGGATGAAACTACAAAAAAATTAGCCAAATCTGAAGTTATTCGTAATCGTCCTATAAAACAAAAAGATGCTTATGGTGAACTAGAATTAAGAGATGATAAGATTTATACTATTAAACGAAGTGTTAAAAATGGATTAGAAGTTATTTCCGAAGGAAAGAATTTAGTTGAAGGAATGACAAAAATTCAAGCCCAAGAATTCCTTGAAAAGAATATTTTAGGATTTGATAAAAATACATATTTGGCTTCTTGTTATTTTAGTCAAGAAGGATTGTTGACTTTAGCACAACTTGGAGATGCGGAAACAACTAATCTTGTAACAGACCTTCTCGGATTCGAAACTTATGACGAACTTCATAATTTAATGGCTCTTAAAGCTAAAGAAATTGAGGTTAATCTTTCTGTTTTAGAACAAGATAAACAAAAATTAGAAAATGATATTTGGAAGAATAATGAACAACAGAAATCTTTAAAAGAACAGATTGAAATGTTCACTAAACAAGAATGTTCACTAAAAGATGAACAATCTAAAGTTAACCAACAACTTAGTGAATTTAAGGATTTGTTGGTTAAAATTGTTATTCCAACTGTAACAACCGAAGAAGTAGATAAAGTTATTTCAGAATTAAATGTCCACAAATCTGAAATGTCCACTAAATACAAGACATTACAAGAAAGTGGACAATTAAAATTAAATGAATTAAGAATGAAGCAGAACTTAGAACAAACTAAGTTACGCAACATACTTCAAGAGCAAGCAAAGATTGATAAAGAAAAGACTAAAATTGAAACTGAGAAGCGATTAATTGCCGAAAACATAGCAAAACATGAAGCGATTATCAAGTCCTTAGAAGAAAATAAATGCTCTTATTGTGGTGCTATTCTTAATAAAGAAGATATGGAAAAACACCTTGGCGAAGAAATGGCTGAGATTGCTTTATTAAAAAGTCAATTAACCGTTATTCCTCAAGATTTTGACAAACAATTAGAATCTTTTTATGACCAAGAAGCTAGTATTCAAGAAGAAATTCAAAAATTTGAAGATGAGTTTAAAAAAATAGATGCGGAGAATAAAGAAGCAATCTCATTATTTAATGCGGAGATTAAGGTTATTGAAGATAAGATTAAAGAACAGCAAGAGAAGAAAGTTACTTTGGTGAAAGAAGTAACTGAAGCTAACAGCCGTAAGGCAAACCTAACATCACAAATTAAACAATTAGAACAAAGACAGTTAACATTGGTTAACCAATTGAAGGAAGTTAACATAAACGATAAGTTATTGCAATTAAAAGAGTTAGAAAATAATTTAACTGTTCTAAAAGATAGAACAGTTGACCTACAAAATAGGACAGCTCTTTTAACCACAAATAAAGAAATTTATAAGTTTTGGCAGAATGCTTATAGTAATAAAGGGATTCGTCCACTCTTGCTCGATAGATTTGTTAACGAAGTAAATAATGTTATTCATCATTATTGCTACGAAGTAAGTAATGGACAATTTTTAGTAGAATTCAATCCTACTTCTAAAACACGTGCCGGATTAGAAAGAAATAAGCTAGATTTGCAAGTTCGTTATCAAGATAAAGTTGTTCCTTATTCTGGATTAAGTGGAGGCGAGAAAACCAGGGCGAATCTTCCATTGTGTTTGGGGCTAAATGCTTGGATAAGTAAAAAATATGGAATTAAAAATGGGTTATTTGGTCTTGTAATACTTGATGAGCTTTTTGCTAATTTGGATATTAAAGGTAGAGAAAATGTAGCTAATCTTTTAAATGAAGAAGGAAGAAATAGAAGCATTTATGTCATCGACCATAGCCCAACGCTCGAATCTTACACACAAAATATTATACAAGTTTCTAAAGAAAATGAAGTAACTAACATTCAGGAGATTTAATGTCACTCTTTGAACCTAAAACACCAGGCTTCGAACTGCTTCAAAAAGAACTCGACGAATTAGAGCGTCTTGGTGGTACTTCTTTGCCAAGTTTGGAAGCGTTTCTTCAAAAACATAATTTATTTATGACAGGACAGGATTTTAAAGAATTAAAGAAGATAATGGTTGCCAATAAGAAATGGAAAATTCGCCCTACACGTGATTGGGAGATTATAAGACGTGGGAGGAAAAAGAAATGAATTATTTAATATATTTTTTATTAGGTGTAGTTGAACAATTTTGCGCCATGCTTTATTATAAAACAGCACAACGTAATTTCGATGGTCTTTGTGCGTGTATTGATTTGGTTAGAGGATTGATTTGGTTATTTGTTATTGTTTCGCTTATTGAAAATATAACTAAAAATATTCCTTTGGGTATTATCTATGTAATTGGTGGTTCATTTGGCGATTATATTGCTTTAAAATTAGAAAGTAAATTGGAAAAATATATTCTTAAAATTAAAAATCGAGGACGTAAAAAGCGTAGATGGTATCTACAAGGAGAAAGGAAAGAATAATGAAATATCGTGAAAATGTAAAAGGCAAACAACCAAGAGGGTCAAAAAACAATTTGACAAAAGGGGCGTTTGGTCTTTGTCATAATTTATTTGAATTTAAATTAAAGAAATTGATTTCTGATAAACCAGTAGTTCCACAAATGAAAAAAGGAAAAATAGAATCTACTTATACACCGTATAAAGTTAAGAAAAATAAATATACTCCTAATTCAAAAGGAAAGGTTAAGAAAAATGTTTAAAAAATTTCAAGAGTATCTAACTAAAAAGCAGGATGCTATTAAAAAAGAACAGGAATTACGTAAAGCAAAGAGATTCTATTCTTTTCTTAAAGCCGGAGCAGCATTTGTGAAGTTTATCCAAGAAGATTTAAAACGTACCGAAAACACAATGAATCGTCATCAAAGACGTAGATTTGAAAAAGAGATTGAAGAGAAGGGTATGTTTAGTCCAGAGTTAGTCAATTACTATCAACAAAAAATTGATTGGTTATTAGTTGAGGTCGATAAAAGATTAAATCCGCCAAAACAACCTAAAGTTCAATCTAATCCGAATATTCAAATTCAGAAAGAGAAACCTGTAGATGCAAAGTAAAATCGCACTCATTTTGGGTTCAGGAAATTCTGTATCTGATGGTATAAAATTAGGATTATCTAATTATATCGAGAACTTTCCTTCCTTTGGTATAAACGAAGCAATTAAATTTTTTGATTGCACAGCTTATACATTTTACGACTGGTGTGCTTATCGAGATAGATTTGATTTGTACTCGGAATCTAACTTAGCTGTTGGTGCTTATGATATGCACATAGGTCGTCAAATAGAAGGGGCGACTTATTGTCCAAAACATGAAGGATTGATTCTTTTACCTTGGTCTGGAAAATGGAAAGATAATCCTTTAAAAGATGGGTTATATGCAGCCAATCTTTGTGGTGGTTTCACATTGTCGTTAGCAATCGCTTTAGGATTTACCGAGATATATCTTTTAGGCTTCGACGCAAGGGAGATAAATGGAAAAACACATTTTTATGAAGGTATAAAAGGGGCAGGAGAATATAATGATTATGAAGGAAACCCAAGAACAGGGGTAGGAATTAAAGATGGACAATACAACACTTCGCTTTACAATAATTCTGACGAAATGATAAATAAGGATTGGAATTTATTTCAACAAGTGTTTGCTACAGTTAAAATCGTAAATGTTTCGCCTTTAAGTAGAATTACAACTTTTCCAAAAATAACTTATAAACAAATGCTTGAGCAATTAGACATTAATAAAAATAGAGTTAATCAATTTGAAGTGCAAAGAGAGATTCGTTCAATTTTAGAACCATACAACAAATTGGAAAAATAATGGTTGACAAACTTCTTAGAAAAAAGGTTCGTGTGATTTTCTATTATTACAAACGTCTGCTCAATATTCCTCGCTATTGGAGTATAAAAATTGGAATAAATGAGAAGATTAAAGAGTATGCTAATGTTCAGTATGACTACCAAGAGAAACGCTTCACAATTTCAATTAATCCAAAACTTAATCAAGACCTTGAAACACTAAAAGATTCAATACTACATGAACTCATCCACGTTTTATTCACGCCAGCTACCACTCGGCTGGAACTTTTAATTTCTAAACTTGAAGTAGGTGAGAAAGTAAACTTCAAACGAGCAAAAAAGAACATGCTTGACTACGAAGAGTATTTAGTTGACCATATTACAAAAATATTAATCAACCAAGAAAAGATATACCATGATAAAAAATGAAGTTTTACTTTCCAGAATGTGTAAAATGGTGGCTTTAACTTTTGCAGTTCCTTATGAAAAAGTGCTTGAAGATGCCAAACAAATAGGGATTGAAGCAGTTATTGAGCAGCTTGAAAGCCAAACAACTGTAAAATATTAAGTGCCAATGGGTTACAAATAAATGTAGCCCAATTTTTTATTTTATAGGGTAGTCAGAGCCACCTTTCAACGAAAATCGTTGAATTTCGCCCCTATAAAGTGGCTAAATTGCTCCTATAATTAAGAGGCAAGGCAAAGGAATTATGAACTTAGACCTTATTTTAGGCATTTTAATAGGAATTTTCCTTATTTTGGTAATACTCTTGACATTGCCTATTTGGATATGTTATACTATATGCAAGAAGTGGAATTATTCTTTTATTAAAAATATTTATTATTTATGGGTGCGGAAATGAATAATTTTTGGTCTAAAAGAGCAGAAGAGTATACTTCTTTAAAATGGATAACCGATAAAGGGTTGATTGATTCAATTTTAAAGGCTTGTGAACCTGACCCTAAAGATTTGGTTTTAGATTTAGGAACAGGAAGTGGAGTTATTGCAAGAGCCATACAACCTATGGTTGATGAAGTTATTGGTATGGATATTTCTCACAGCATGATGAATAAAGGCACATGGGAAAATATTTCAAAGATGAAAGGTAATATTTTAAAAAATGTTTTTCAAAAGAATACGTTTGATACCGTTGTTGCAAGGATGGTTTTTCATCATGTTAGTCCTATTAAAATTGGATTACAAAATTGTTATAGAATTTTAAAAGATGGTGGAAAATTAGTCATTGCAGAAAGTATACCTCCTTCAGATTCACAAGTTGTTATTAATTGGTGGAAAGAAGTTAGGTCATTAAAAGAAGAGAGAACAACTTTTACACCACAAATGTTAAAAAGTTATTTGATTGAAGCCGGATTTCAAGATGTTCAGTATGAAATTTATATTCAACCACTTGAAACGTCAAGTACAAAAAATTGGTTGATGAGTTCTGGACTTCCAAAAGATATTCAAGACCAAATTTATCAATTACATAAATCTGCACCAGAAGAAGTTAAGAAAGCTCATTCTATGATTGAAATTGATAACGACATTAAATGTATTCATAGACACGTAATAATTAGAGGATGGAAATAATGAGAAAAATTTTGAAGGTTGTTCAATTATCTTCTAATCCAATTTCAGGTTCACCATATGAACTGAATAAACTTCTTCAATCATCTGTTTTGATTGAATCACATTTTATTTCTGGAACAGACCATTATAAAGCAATTGACAATGTTCCTGAACGACATTTTCCATGCGAATTACTTTGGAATGAAGATAAAGAAAAATGTATTAGGTTAATTAAAGAAGCTGATGTTATTCATTGTCATAATTCTATTTTCCCTGAAAATTTAAAAGATTATATTCAACCACATCAAAAAGTTGTGGTTCAACTTTATTCAGTTCATAGAGATGCTTTACAAGAACAACTTGCGAAAATTAAAGAGATAGCCAACATTATTGTTATTGCAGACCAGACATGGCAAAAGAAGGTTTACCAAAATTTAAGCGAAACATATTTACCACTTGTTAAAACAGAATTCAACAATGGTAAGAAATCAAACATTCGACCATTAGTTATTTATTCGCCAACAAATAGATACGACCTTACCCATATTTATAGCAAAGGATATAATGAAGTTATTTCAGTTATTAATAAATTAAAAGAAAGATATGATTTTGATTTTCGATTAATTGAAGGAGTGAGTTATAAAAAGAATTTAGACTTAAAAAAAGATGGTGATATTTTTATTGATGACATTATTAATGAAAACGCTTTTCATGGCACTAGCATTGAATCGGCAGCTTATGGTGGTGTTCCTTTAACTAATTATTCTGGTTCTGATTATCCGTTTTATAAAACAGATTTATCTTCTTTAGAAAATAATTTGATACAACTTATAAGTAGTAAAGATAAATTAAGAGAAGAGCAAGAAAAAATTCATAAATGGTTTAAAAATATTTATTATCCTTCCTTGTTAAAGAGATATGAACAATTTTATTTCTATGAATGTTTAGAACAACAAACTGAAGATGCAAATAACGATACAAAAGATATGCTGTATGCAAAGTATGAAATTATGAAAATAATGAGCGAATGGTTAAAGAAGCATGAAATATTTCACTTCTTATCATTTGGAACTGCCCTTAAAGCATATAGAGATAGGGAATTCGCAACAGATAGCGATTTTGGTTTATGGTATAAAGATAGATGGAAGGTTTATAATCTACTTCAATCTGACCCACCTGAAGGAATTATGGCAAACTGTATTTGGAGAGGAGAATTTACTTTTAGACTTAAATCAAGACCATATCCAAAATTAGACTTCCTCTTCTTTGATAAAAAAGAAGACGGTTATCATTGTTATTTATATTTAAGAAATCCTTTAACTAATACTGTAAGTATGGAAAAAGGATTAAAGATTTCGCATAAAGCATTATCTAAATTTAGTCGATTCAAATTTTGCAATCAAGAATTTCGACTTCCGAAAAATATCGAACTTTATTTAGATGAAAATTATGGCCCATCTTGGAAATACCCAAAGAAACAAGCTCTAGGATGGGGCGGTAGGCCATGTCATAATCCCGAACATAGAGAATACGCTATTTGTATGGTAACATTTATGCGTGACAATAAATTAAAAGAGTGTATTGAATCTATTAGAAAATATTATCCAGATGAATGGGTGCGACTTTATATTGCTGACCAAAATGAATCTATTTCTGAAGAGATGCAGAATTATTATGCTGACTTAAAATCAAAAGGACATATTATTATTAAAACTCCTTATAATTCAGGATTAGCATTTGGTCGAAACACTTTAGTCAATCAAGTAAAGGAACCTTATCTTTTAATTGTGGATGATGATTTTAGATTTATTGAAAAAACCGATTTAACTAAACTTAAAAATATCCTTGAATCAAAAGAAGATATTGGAATTTGTGGTGGTAAACTTTTAGGGCAAGACCCTTATTTAGCTTGGATGTATTATAATCCTGTACTTAAAAAAATTTTTAAAATTAAAACAAATTATATTCCACATTCAATTTGTAAAACAGTTCAGTATCCATATCGACCTTTTGAAACTTCTTACGACTATAGTGATATTGTTCTTAATTTTTTTCTTGCAAAAACAGAAATGTTTAAAAATATTCAATGGGATAATGATTTAGTAATGGTGGAACATTCAGATTTTTTTCTTCGATTAAAAGAAACGAAATGGAAAGTTGTATACACTACTGAAGTAGAGTGTGAACATAATCATGCAAACAATAGTCAAGATTATGTAAATTTTAGATTAGGAAGTAATAGAGAAATTGGTATTCAAAGATTCTGTAAAAAATGGGGATTAAAATCTTTAGAAGATATTTACAACATTCCTACAAAGTTTGAAAAGGTTAAAGAACAAAAAAATATTGAAATAAAACAATCTCCTATTACACAACCAATAATTGAAGAAATTCAAAAACCAATTGAAGTTGTATCTATTGAAAAAATATTTAATGAAGTTACATCTATTTTAGAAAAGTTAAATTTATCTTATTGTTTACTTCAAGATACCTGTAAAGATGCAGTTTTAGATAAGAAAATTTCAAATGGATACAAACTTCATTTTGGATGTTTTGTATCTGATATATTACAAAGAGAATTGAATAATAACGGATATGTTAATAATGGAACAAATTTTAAAAAACAAAATATAATTGTTGAATTTCATAATCTACCAAATCAAACAAAAACTTGGAAAATAAATGATAAATTTTATCAAGTTCCTTATCCTTTAATATCTTATTTAAGAAACACTTTTGGAACAGCAATAAAAACAGAATTAACTAAAAGAGGATACAATGGATAATAACAGAGAATTTTGGGATAAATATGTAAAAGAATTTGAATCTAATCCAGAAAATTCTAAGTATCAATTACTTGGAAATAACTGGAAAGGCGAAAATATTTTCTTTCAACTTCTTGAAAAATACTCTGCCCGAACATTTACAGCATTAGAAATTGGTTGTGGTGGAGGTCGGGTTACAAATTTTGCTAAAGACCTATTTCGGCATATTATAGCAACTGATATTTCTCCTGAAATGATTCGTAAAGCATCTTCTGAAGTAAAAGGAGATAATATTACTTGGGAAGTAACTGACGGATTTAGATTAGACCAATTTCCTTCGAACTCTCAAGATATTATATATTCCCATGATGTATTTGTTCATTTCTCATCAATGCAAGTCTATCCATATTTATTACAGATGCACAGAATTCTAAAGCCAGGTGGTATAGGTATGGTGTCTTTTTATAATTTTGTAACCCATTTTAAAATTTTTAAAGGATGGACTATTAAATTTAACAATCAAAAAGTATTACCACAAAGTATGCGCCACCATTTTATGACTGAAGAAATGCTTAGAGTTATGCTTGCTGATATTGGATATGAGGTAATTGAAATTGAGAAAACTAACTTCTTAATTGGTGTGTTTAAAAAACTTGACAAATAATCATTAAACAGTGTATAATTAAATTATGGATAATAAAATTGGGATTATTTATTGTTGTCGAGATTGTGGAACTAAAATAACATCATATTCTGCTTTAAATGGAAATGGTAGATGTAAAACATGCTCAAATAAAATCTCACATACACAAACCTTAAATTACTGTTGTAAACAATGTGGAAATTGGATTTCTCCTCATAGTGCCTTATATGGTAATGGTTTATGCCAAAAATGCTATTTGCCGATATTAATAAAAAATATTAAAAATGGAAAATATAATTATAATAAGATGGGTAAAAGAAATCCTAACTATAAACATGGATTAGATAAATTTCCGTATCCTTTAATATTTAAAAAAATTAGAAAGAAAATTCGAGAACGAGATAAGTTTATATGTCAATGTTGTGGAATAACTGAAATAAAATATATAAAAATTTTTAAAGAAAAACTTCATATTCATCATATTGATTATAACAAATTTAACAATAATAAAAAGAACTTAATTACGCTTTGTAATTCTTGCCATACAAAAACTAATTCAAATCGTGATTATTGGTTTGCTTATTATACATATTTAATGGAGAATAGATAATGATTGGAATAATTATCACTACATTTTTAAGAGATGAATTGCTTGAAAAGAGTATTAATTCTCTACAAAATTATAAATTAAATAAAATCTATAATATAATCATAGTTGACCAAAATCCTACAGAATCAAAATTTAATTATTATCAAGGGCCATATCATTATATTCCTGCACCATATAATTGTGGATTAAGCACAGCAAGAAATTTAGGCATTGAATACGCTAAAAATTTAGAATGTGATTATATTCTTCTTGGAAGTGATAGTTTTCTTTATAATGAATCTTTAAATTGGATAGATTGTCTATGTAAAGAATTAGGAATCTTTAAATTAACAGGGGAGCATAACTTTGACTTAATAGGATTTAAATTATCAGGCTGTATATGTGGGTGGGAAGCAAAACTTAATCTTATTCCAAATGAAGGATTTGAATTAGATTTTATAGATAAAAAAAATAGTTCTGATTTTTATTCACATTTTCATCCATTTCATTGTCGAATATATAGATGTGATATTGTGAAAAATTTCTTCTTAGCTACTACCGAATCTCTTATTAATGTTAAATGGGATGATAATCTTTTACTTGGAGAACACGAAGATTTCTTTTGGAGATATAAATTAGCTGGATATAAAGTTGGTTGGACAGATTTAATTGAAGCTGAAAAAATGAAAGATAGACCTGACGAATATGCTGAATTTAGAAGAATAAATTTTAATGAAGGAATTAAAAAACTTAAACTCAAGTATAATATTAAGAATTGGGTTATCTATAAAAATTTGGAAAATTCTAAAAAGGATTAAATTATGATACTTCTTTGTAGCTTAGTGATAATCATCATGTTGCATGAAGCCGGACATCTCTTAGCTGCAAAGCTATTTAAATGCGGAGTTAAAACTTTTTCAATAGGGTTTGGGCCTAAATTATGGGGATTTAAATTTGGAAAAACCTATTATCAAATTGCTCTAATTCTTTTAGGAGGATATTGTGAACTAGAACACGAACTTACTTACTCTCGTTCTAAATACGCCTTTACTAATAAAACTTATACACAAAAAGTTATTATCTCTTTAGCTGGAATTGGAATGAATTGTTGGTCAGCTTTTATTGCTTATTGGTTATGGTATTTTACATACAATCCTATATTTCTTATTTTTGGACTTTACTCATTAATGATAGGGTTGAGCAATTTACTGCCTATTCCGGCATTAGATGGTTGCTATCCTATCGCTTTCTTATTTGAAAAGAAACTTGGAAAGAAGAAGTTTTATTCTGTTATTTCATCTATATTTCAAAAATGGTTCAAATGGTTGATGATTTTAAATGTTATAAGTTTACCATATTTAGGATATTTAATATACAAAGGATATATTTTATGAGAAGCATGGTAACAAAGTCTGGTAATGATTGTATACAAACACCTTTATATTTATGTAAAGAAATTGTTGAACATTATAAACCAACAGGTAAAATATGCGAACCATTTAAAGGAGAAGGAAATTTTTTAAAATTTTTACCTAACGCAGATTGGTATGAAATTAAAGAAGGAAAAGATTTTTTAAATTGTTCTAAACATTATGATTGGATAATAACAAATCCTCCATATTCGATTTATAGACCAATGTTAATAAAATGTTTAGAATGTGCCGAAAACATAGTTTTTTTATGTTTTGTAAATGCAACATTTATGCGACGGAGAATTGCCGAAATTTATAATAGAGGATTTTATATAAAAGAAATTTTATTATTACCAACGCCACCAAAACCTTGGCCACAATCGGGATTTCAAGTTGGATGTGTATATTTTACTAAAGGAAAAGGACTAACAAATATTATCAATAAATGCTAAAATGAAATCTTTCTTATTAACAATATTAGCTGCTTCAATTGGACAAATTATAACTCTTCTATTGGTTCAAGGATTTGCTCAATCATATTGGGGACGAAATGCCAGAGAAGAAGTATCAAGATGGTTTGACCAATTATCCAAGCATATGAGGAAACAACATGAAGATAACAAATAAAATTTTAAAAACCCTTTCTTTATGTCCACATTGTTATTGTATGACATATACAATTAAAGGAAAATGTGGTAAATGTAAAAAGGATAAGAAATGAGCGAATGGATTGATGGTGTAGAATTTTCTATTTGTATTAAAAACCCTAAAATAATTTGTGTAAACACGCATGATTGTGACCAAAAATGTCCATGTGACGAAATGGAGGATTCAAATGAATAAACAAGTTCCATATAGTTCAGTTCCAGTAGGTGAAGAAATTGAATATCAAGGAATAAAATATACACGCTTTACTTATGAACGTGGAAAACGCTATGAAAACGGTAGCCCTGTATTTAAACATATTCCAAAGCACGATATTGTTACTTGGATAAATGCTTGGGACACCCAAATCAAATAATGACAAAATTCAATCCATATTATATCTTTTTCTTGCTTGTTTATGCGAATGAGGGGTTATACTCTCTTCCTAATCAAGCAATTTATTATTTAAAAAGAGAAATCTGGAATCTTCCAGCTTCTACAATGGGATGGATTTCGTTTGCTTCTAGTATTCCTTGGGCCATTAAAGTGTTATTTGGTTTTATTGGCGATAAATATCCTTCAAAAATTAAACATCTTCTTATTTTTAATTACGCTCTAGGGGTTATGACCTATTTATATATTATTATTTATGGTCTAACCCCTCTTTCTTTAACTATTACCGGATTCATTATTAACTTCTATATCGCTTTTAGTGACACCTTAAATGACAAGTGCATGGTTATTGAAGAACAAAATAATGACCTCAATGGCCGTCTACAAGCCTCACAATGGGCCGCATTTGGTCTTGTAAGCGTACTTGTATCGATATTTGGGGCAATGCTCGCTTCGGGCTTTAAAATCGCTGTAGCGGTCAAAATAGGCTATTCTCTGGCCCTAATTTTACCCATATTATCAATTTTTTACTTTATTAAATACTTTAAATCACCAAATAATTCGCATCCTATTACATTTCAAGCATTTAAGAATGATTTGTCCATTTTTAAATCCTCTACCTTCTTAATTGCTATCCTCTTTATCGTTTTTCTTCAATTATCCCCTTCTTTTGGTACTCCTTTAATGATATATGCTAGGGAAACACTTCATGTTAATAAGATGTTTCTAGGCTATTTAGGAGCCACAGGAGAAGTGTTAAGTTTGGTTGGTTTTCTTATTTATTACAAATATTGTAAAACATTTGATTTATTTAAAATGTTAAAATTCATGGTTATTGGAACAATAGTTACGAACCTGTTTTATCTCTATATCCCGAACCAATGGTTCTTATTAGCATATAATATTGCGTTTGGTGCTTTTAATGGTATTGTTTTTCTTGTTCTTCTTAACTTCTTTGTTCAATTAGTCCCTAAAAACAGTGAAGGATTTTTTTACGCTTGTTTAACAGGTATTAGTAATTTATGTAGTAATGGAAGTAACGTTTTAGGTGGATATATTTATGATATTTTTGGGTTCTCTTCCACAGTGGTTATTTCATGTTTAACTACTGCTTGCTGTCTTTTTATTATACCTCATTTAAAAAGGAGTAAGCTATGTTAACAATTAAATTAGTATCGGGGGAACTTATTGAAAATGCAGATTGGCAATCTATTCCAAGTAACGAAATCATAAGATACATGGATTATAAGATTGGAAATCAAACCATTCGTTTAATGGGGTACGAAAGATATTTAAGACTTAAAGAAATGGTCCAAGGAGTGAATATTAATTTAAAAGGCATGAGCAAAGTTATTTTGATTGGACAATCTGGAATGATGTGTGATAAAGTTACCATTGACCTTATAAATAAAAAAATATCAAAGGAGCAAGTTCCCTTTGATGAAGTGTATAATGGTAAACCTATTGATGATAAATTTTGGAAAAATGGTCAAATTCATGATAACCCAAATATATTTATGAATTAATTATCTTATAGTTAAGAATGGACTTATTACTACTTCAAGTTTTACTAAAGGATTTGTAATTACTGCACCATCAAATGTCTTAGAAATATAAACCGCTGCATTAAAATATATATCATTCCCCTCTATAGTAAAAAAACTTATCTGTTTTAATTCATTTCCGATATTATAATACGCTAAAACGTTATTAACCGCTTCACTGTAAGAAATATTATAGACTAAATTAGGTCCTATCAAATTTAGCATATAAAGCGTTTCTGCTAACGTATCAGATGTGAAAACTTTAATTTTCCACTGTTTATAATAATACTGGTTATTACCAATAAGAAGTTCGTCTAATATAGCAAAATCCACAGTAAATATTTGATTTTGTCGTAAAGATGAAACGATTTTATTTGCTTGATTTAATTTAGAAATATTTAAATTAGTTTTTTGTTCTTCATTAGATAGATTATTTTCTGTAATTTTATTTCTATCCCAAATATTTCGAATTAAGGTTCCACGTTGTATCATTTATTATATCCTTTGGTCTGCATAAAATGTACAGGATGTTTTTTAAAATAAGCACGTAGAGCTATGAGCAAAGAAGAAGGACTTTGTGGCATATATGTTGGAAAATCGGTATCTGAAAAATCCGTTTCTACATTTGATTGTGAAACAAGTAATAGATACCCATATATATTTATTTGAAAATTATTATCATCTAATTTTGTAATTTTAATCTTTTGATTACAATTTTCAACATAATCTCCTGATACTCTTGCGTAAGCTTTATAAGGTGCGCCATGTGCAAAAGGAGTAATAAAAATTTCAGGATAATATTGAGTAAATACAGCTACAGCTTGAGCATAGGTTTTACCAGTATTATCCATATATTGTTGAAAAGTAACTGACCCTTTATTTTCCCATTTTTGATTAGGCCAATTAATAAGGTCGGGTGATGTTGTACTACCACCAGGAAGTGTCGATTTATCATCTAATGGCACTGGGAAATTCGTTGTTGGAAATTTAAAATTTATATAGTCAAAACCGCTGATTGTTGTAATAACATAACAATTTATTGGCGGTGGTGGTGTACCTGGGTGTGCAACAATGCTTTCTGTTACACCTTTCCAATCATAAAGGTCTAGTAAAACTTCTTTTAAACTACTATATGTAAATTTTTCAATTCCAGAAACTCTTTGACCACTTATCGGTTGTGTAAATAATTTAAAATCCAAAAATGGTAAATAAATTTCTGGAGTATTTATTTGAAATGAAAAATCGAAATTAGCTCGTTCTGGTAATTCGAGATTTTTAGTTATTGTTGTTGCAGCCGGGATTGCCTCATTTATACTATTTACAAAACCAGAATCATATATTAATTTAGAAGTACAATTCGTAATTAAACTTGGATTAACACTGATAACAGGAGAAGAATTATTTTTAAAAGTTGTTTCATTCTTATCTTGCTTATTTTTAATAGCAGTTAAATTAGAATTCAGATGATTGAGATTCATTTGAAAGAGCCTTATCGGTAAAATATACGATTGTTTTTAAATTAAGATTTGCAAAATATGGAAATATAGAAAAATATTCTAAGGCATATCCCTCATCAATTTTAACCCATCTATGAAAAACTGAAAAATCTAACGAAATATTTTTTATTGGGTCAACTAAAACTTCTAAATTTGGAACTAAAGAATTATTATTTGTATATAAATAACTAATGATTTTAGAATTTTTAACAAGCTCATCTGTAAGATGAACATAATAAACTTTTGTTTTTATAATTACGATAGATGATAAGAATTTCCAGGGTCCAACTCCTAAAAACGTTGTTGGGTCAATACCATAAGCAATTTTATATCCATAGACAGGTAGATTAAAAGTCCAAGCCGTACCAGCTCCATTTATATCATAATATTGACTTGGAACTGCACCAGCCGAATTATTTGTATACGTTACTCCTTGAAAATTGTATAAATCATATAATACAGGATTATGGGTTATAATTGATGAACAATAGTTTTCATTGTTACTATTATATGAATGATTAATAGCTAATGGTTGTAAAAATTTAACCTTATATTCATTAAATGAAACATCTTCTGATAATTTTAATATTTTATGTTTTGTTGTATCAAAACTCATATTAACTCACATATTTCCATGTTTTTAAATCAAATTTTCTATATACTCTTACAGCAGATTCTTGTGTTAAATAAGCCGGTGATTCTTCATCTGGCATTTGTGCATCAATTTCGTCAATTTCTTTTTGAGATAAACGATTATCGCATCCCAAAGTAATCTTCATAGAAGAAAAGTTGATATTGATTGTTTTTACACTCACAGGGAAACCATTTAAATTCTTGTAAGTATTTGCAACTGTTGTATTTGTGACATTTATTCTTGTTAAAAGTTTTACATTATAAAAGTAGTATCCGTCAAATGTTATTTCTAAATTAGCTGAAGTAACTGGTAAAATATCGCCATGAATATTCTTTAATTTATCATATTCCAAATCGGCAACGGTTTGAACATAAGAACGATAATCATAAGAAACATCTAAAACGTTATATAAACCATCACTTCTATCTTCCCATTTTTGAGCTGGAATAAGCCAACCATTTTTAGGATATATTTCTTTATATGGAGCTGAACCAACATAATAATAGCCTAATTCAGTGATAATATCATCCTTAATTTTTTGATACATAGGAGTTGCCCCGATTATTACCCATAAATCGGTTGAAAGGGAACCTAATGATGTTCCAATATATTGATAAAGTCCATCATATAATCCAGTTCGAGCATTTTTAGCAATCACTGCCCAAAAGTAAGAATAGTTTGGTTTTGTATTAAAAGTTCCATCTTCTATTTGTTGAGCATAATAACCTTTACCAGCAGTTATATATTCCAACAAACGATATTTGTCAATTTGTTGTGTTATTTTTGTTCCTAAAGAAGCCTTAACACCTTTATAATATTGGGGATTTCTTTCTCTGCTTGTAACAGACGGAGATTTTTTGGTAAATATTCTGTCAAATTCATTCGTAATCGATTCTTCAGATAAAAGAAGAGCGTCAATGTATGATTCAGCCAAAGCATCTGTGGCAAAAGTAAGAGCTTCTTCTATATAAAATACCCAAGCGGAACCACTCCAATAACGCCCATTACTTCCAACAATAACTGAACGAGTATCTTCTTTTGGATTATCAATCTGAACATTGTTAACTAAACAATGATAAAGATGAAGTTTCTCATTTACTGAAGGTAATGGTAATTCAATGGAGTGTCGATTATCTTCTGGCTCATCCATTTTAGCGGAAATAGAAACTGTTTCAGATTCACTATCGACTGAAATACCAGAAATATACCCATCAAATTCCAAATGTCCTTTTATATAAATTTGAACAGGGTTCTGATTGGTTATTTGAGAAGCAACTCCAAGATGTGTTCTATCTAAATCGTCATGCTTACGAGCCAACACAAAAGATGCTGTGCTTGTATTTCCGATAGTATGAGTGATATTTCCAGATTGTAAATCAACATCGTTTCCTAAAAATACGTCAACACTATTTATAAAAATCTGAATGTCGGTATAAGCAATCGGAGTTAAAACTGTATATGGTTGAGCAATCCAGCGGAAATCTGTTGAAATGGATTTGTTTACATTTCCCAACCATCTAAAATCTGTATTCAAAAACTTGGCCTTTAGCCAACTAAAAGAAGTAGAAATAGAAGCAACTACTGTTTGAAGCCAACGGAAATCGGTTCTTATTTTTGCATAATAAGTACCAAAAGCATTAACAATCCAACTATCAGATATATTTAATGTTTCCGAAAGAATTTGGGATTCAGGATTAATTAAAACTGACCATCCATCAGATAAATTTAACGATTCATCAATACCTAATTCTTCATTACTTATATGTATATCCCAATTTTCTGATAAAGAAATAAGTTCATTTATTTCTTGTTCATCTGGATTTACTTGTAAATTCCAACTATCTGAAAGAGATAAAGAATCATCAACACTTTGATTATCTGGATTTGTTTGGAATGTAAAAGAATCAGATAAAGTTAATGTATCAGCAACCGTTAATTCTTGGTCGCCAAAATCATCTTCAGTTCCATTTCCAGAATTATATACAGCCGCAACGTCGGTTGAATCTAATTCATATCCTTTCCAAAATCTAACATCATCTACTTTACCATCCCAAGTTAAAGATGTCGCAGAATAATCACTTCGACCAATATATAAATTAAAACTGTTGCTTTGATTGTCTTGAGTATGACTAGCACTTCCAATATATGAACCATCATAATAAAGTTTTGAAGTGTGATTAGTGTAATTAAAAGTAACAACAACATGATGCCAATTTCCATCACCAACACTAGGAACAGTAAAATTGGCATCGGTGTAATAATGAACTCTTAATTTTGTATTTGATGTAAATGCTATAGCATATCCATCTTCAGTGCTACTAGCCCAATCTCGTTTACAAATTATAACTTGTTCACTAGGAACATCTCCACTTCTTTTAACCCAAAAGGCGATTGAAGCATCACCGGATTCAAAATTAAAATCGGCATGTGTTGAAGAATAAAACCATTTACTAGAACCAGTTGTAAAACAACCGTTTATTTTTCCACTAGCATCGTAAATGGTATTTGTATTTGCGGAAGCAATAGCATTATGTAAAGATAAAGAATCCAAAACCGTAGTATTGGCTGCATTATCATTACATTTCCAGTGTGCTTTTTGATGATTTTTTAAACTTCCAAGTTCCATTAATTCAAATTCATAAACAGCTCCTTCATTTGTGCCTTTCCAATTAGATGTAATTTTTACACGATAATGCCGATAAGCAGTTGTATTTGTAAATGTAAATTCTTGCCAATCACCAGCATTAGGTACTTGACCCGAATATATTGATGTCCAATCTCCATCTGATGAAATATTTGGTGATGAAAGATTTGACCCATAAAGAATAAAATCTTTCATAAAATATCCACCATTTGTATATGGATATACTCTAAATTTTGCAGCAGTTTTTGATATACCAGCACCTAAATCATATGCCCATATAGCAGGTAATGTTGATGAACTTGTCGCCCAAATAGTTGACAAACTATTATCAACAGCTTTAGATGCAGCACCCCATGTAGCATCGTTGGCTGAAGCTGTTCCATCATTTAAAAAATCACTGGTATATCCCATAATTTAATCTTTCTTAATACAAAAAATTAGGCTACCGTAATTGTGGCAGTTACAATGAGTTGTATAGTAGAACTGACGTTTTTAGCTGTAAAAGTTGTTCTATTTAACATTACAGAACCAGAAGCAGTTGCGCTATCAAATAATCCAGCTTCAGTTATAGCATAATCGCCACCAAAACTGAAGGTGTATTCAAATTTTGCCTTATAACTAGCTTTATAAGTTAAAGTAGCAGTTGCTCTTGTAACTTCGGTTTCCAAAGCGGTATCAGAAGTAGTAACGCCTGTGGTTCCGGTTCCTACCGCTATGGCCCGAAAATAAGTTGAGCTAACACCATTTAAAAGTTTAGCCACTCTTTCCAAACCAGTATTAACAATAGTATTCTCTTTTGTTTCTTCTTGTAGAATTTTTCCAGTTTTTATATCAACTGTTTTAAAATTCCAAACACCTTTTAATTTAAATTGTTCTTTCATTTTATTTCTCCTTATTATAGAAATTACTAATTTTTTCTTTAACTTTATCTAAATCGTTTAATTCGCTTTCCCAAACAATTAAGGTTCTATACCCTAATTTTTTATATGTTTTTAATCTTCGTTTATCTCGTTCTATATAATCTGGTCGTTTATGCCAATAATCTCCATATAATTCAACAATTAATTTATTTTTCTTATCTATAAAATCAGGATTAAATCTATCAATAACAAACGACCAATCTCCGACATATTCGAAATTTTTAGGTAATAAGTTTAAAAGAACAGTTTCTGGTTTATTTGGACGAACTGTAAAACAATTTGTTCTTCCTTTAAATACTTTATTTCGAAATTTTTCATCTTTCCAAGATAATAACATTCTCTTTTTAATAAAAAGAATTTGTTTTTTGGATAACTTTTTTCCAGTATTATGTTTATGTAGTTTTTTTAAATGACATCTTTCGCATGTATCACTAAACCACGTTTTTAATTGTACACCACAAAATTTACAATAAGCGATTGGATGATTTTTATGAACTTTATTTTTATGACAAGACCAACATCTTTTTGCTGTTCGAGTATTTAATTTTTTTCCACAGTCTACACAATAGAGTGGTTTTTGAAGATATTTCCCATAACATATCCGACATCGTGTAGAACCTCTATGTGGTAATTCAATTCCACAATCCATACAATAAGATTTTGGTTTTAATATTTTTGATTTATTAAAACAATGAATACATAATCCAGTTTTATTACCTTTCCATAATCGCTTTTTACAAATCTTACATTCCATCATAACTCAGTCCATTTCACGACGAGGATTGGTTGTTCTGCGCCTCCATCTACTTCAGTTGCGCTAACTACGACCTTTAGCTGGCAGTATAGCGTTTCAGCACCAGTTAAAGCACCATTCCCATTATTCAAATTCAAGAAGTGTCCTGCTGTATCTCCGGCTAACCTAACACCTGACCAACCAACACCAGGTAAAGCGTCAGTAGTCACAATACCAGCAATCCAACTTGAAGATGGGGTTCCTTCACCTAGAACAACATCGTCTGCTGTTAGCATCGTGGTGTCATCCCAGGCTTCCAAGACGGGTTCCGAGGCCGTTTCCGCATCAAAGTCAAAAGCTAAAACATATCTTTTATTTCCAGCACCCATGTTATGAATCTGTTTTAAAAGGTTAGCCGAATCATCTGCTAAAAAGTATTTTGAGCATGTTTGTTCAACGCCAGTTAAAACCAATCCTGCTTGATTAAGTTGAGTTGTTGAAGGGATGGGTTGCCCATCTGCTACTGAAACCGAACCATTTGTAAGCATAATTAGATAGTCAACGTCAGGGTCAACGATTGACCAATCAATACCAGATTGATTTAGAGGAGCATCAACTGTATCCGTATTAACATAAATATCCATAAGTATCTCCTTACAATTTATTTTGTATTAAATAAGTGTAATAAGCAAAATAATAATCTCTATCAAATTCTTTGTTACCATTCGCTTTTACATTACAACTTACGCATAATGTGATTAAGTTATCTTCTTTACAATTTTGTTTATTATAGTCTATATGATGTATATCTAATGCTCTAAAATATTCTTTTTCAGTTATACCACAACATTGACAAGTAAAGTTATCACGTTTACGAATTTTTTGTTTTAAAGAACTATTGAATTCAAATGTGTATGGTTTAAAAGAAATACCGTTTATCCAAGCTGGATTATCCTTACCATACTTAGGTTTTAATTTTTGAGATTCTGATAATGTTCGCTTTTTAATTCTAAATAATTTAATTAATCGTGATACCGCTGTTTTTGATATATTTAATTTTAAAGTAATATCAGAAAACGAAAATTTTTTATTAAGATATAATTGTAATAATTTATCTTTAAGATTTGGTATTTTATCTATCAATTGAGTTCGAATAGATTTAATTTTGTTAATTTTAAACCAATGTTTACCAGCACAACTTTGACATCTTTTTGGTTTGTGACTTTTATTTACTGATTTACCGCAATCAATACACAATGGTTGTTTAACTGAATGAAATTTCTCATAACATTCTCTACAACGCAAAACATTTTTATATTTAATTTGTTTCCCACAATCAATACAAAAATATTGTTTTTTATTTCTCATTCTTAATTCCTTACTTATTTATTACCAAGAATTTGCCCTAAAAACAATTGTATATTTTTGAAATCTTGTCCTCTGTGAATCTTCAAAAACAATAGGAGCCACTCTTACAACATTTATATCGTCTGTTGTAGTAGAGGTCTTATCTAATTTTAAAACATAATTAGTATTTGGGTCAACAGTATCCCTTAAAGAAAGTATGGCTGTTGTTAAAGCTGAATAATCAGCAGCTTGTAAAATTCCTTGAAGAGTAATGTCATAACTTTTTAAACCGCCAGCAATCTGAATACTTCCTTGTGAACGAAGATTAGTAATTTCAATACTACTTGGTTCATCAGAAGGCCAGCCACTAATTGATTGAACGTGTTCAAACTCATAAACAGGAGTTAAACCGTCACTAGCATAAAGTCTGAATCTTGGTTTCCATGCCATATTATTTTACCTCTTAAAGATTATTTCCTTGTTTGCCTAATAAAGCTTGTTGTAAAGCATTGTTAATGTCAGTGCCAGCTTGGGGAAGTTGTTTGGTCACTTCTTTTACAAACTGGTCTTTAACTTCCGAAAGTTTACTTATATCAATGTTAGCATTAACTGTAACAGGAGCAGTTGCCTGAATTTGAGAAATCTTTGTAAATCCTTGTTGGGCTGCTGCTTGCGCTCTAGTTAGTTCTGTTCTTCCAATAGGTCTTTCTTGTCTTAAAGCTTCTTCCTGAATAGCAATCGAAGTTCCTCGACGAAGATTTGGTGCTTCTGTTACTCTTTCACCAGTAAAAAACTGAAGAGCTTGCTGTTGTTTAAATAAATCTTCAAACTCTCTTTTAAACACTTCTAAAGCCTTACCGCCCTGCCTTGCAAAGATGTTAAAATCTTTATTTCCAGCAAGTACGTCACCGATTTGTCTTGCAATTTCAACACCGTCTTGTTGGGCGATATTAAATAACTTAATACTATCAGAACCTAATTTATTCTGTAATCGTTTTTCTTCTTGAATAGCCTTTTCTAAATCCAACTGTTGATTTAATAAAGTAAGGGTATCTTCTTTTATATTTAATTGGTCAGTGGCTAAAATCTTTGCTTGAGCCAATTGAGTGTTTGTTGCCCCCTGAAGTCTTAACTCATCTAATTTATTCTGAAGTAATAATTTAGCGATAGACTGTTGTTCTTCAAAAGATATAATAGGCGTTACATTTACGTTTGCTTCGGTTTCAACAGAAACAACATCGCCAGTTAATTGTTTTTGTAATTGTGTTTTTAAAGTATCAATTACACGTTCCATATTTAAGTTGCCAGGTTTAACATTGGCTTCTAATTTACCAATTAAAACTTCTAAATCTGGAATGGCCAATTGGCCTCTTAAAGCATCATTTAACTTAGCAAATTGGGCTTGTGCTTTTTTATCTAACTTATCTAATCCCTTTGAAAACGCTTCAGCAAACATTTTATTTGGTGAAAAAAGGTTTCCAAAAAATGTACTTAAAGTTTCAGCAGTTAGATTTAATGCAGAAGATGTTCCCTGCACAACATCCCTCAATTTTACAAGTGCATTAGTAAAATCTTCAGTTCCAAGAACTGCCGTAATAAAAGATTTTCCCATCTCTTTTAAATCATTGCCTAACGCTCTAGCTTGCCCACTTTCAGTATTAAGAGTTCTTCCGGCTTTTTGATTTAAAGCTGTAAAACTTGGAAAGGTAGCTATATTTTTATCTAAAATATCTTTAACAGCTACCAATGACTGAACAATTTTAATACCTCTAGCACCTCCGAAAATATCAGCGATAGCCTGAATAGAAGCATTTTGACCGCCTGGAGTATTATTTAATTCAGTGACCTTATCTAAAATTTTTCTAAATGTATCAAAAGTAGATTCTCCTGTTGCTACAACCAAACCTAAACTTTGACTTATTTTAGGTAAATTAGAAAGCAATTGGTTGAAAGAAGTAGAAAGAAGGGTTGCACCTTCAGAACCTTGACGACCAGCAGTTCCTAAAGCAGCCAAAATCTGAAGAGTTTGGTTCATTGTTAAACCAACACCAGCAGCAGTTCCGGCGAATTTATCAAGAGCTTCCGTAACATTTCTAATTTCAAAGTTGTTAGTTTCTTCCAATTGAGAAGTTAAAGCAAACGCTTCATTCATCTGGTCAACTGCTGACCTAGCACCGTCGCTTCTATCAATTAAAATATTTAATGCCCTAGCGAAAGCACCAGCGGTATCAGAAGCGTCACCGAAGAGAGCAACGGCTAATTTAGTTGCACCTAAAGCACCTTGAAGTGATTCATTAGCACTAAAACCTAATGTAGCAAATTGTTTAACAGCACCAGCTAACTGTTCGGTAGAAATACCTGTCGCTTTAGAAGCTTCAGTAATAGAATTTTTTATCTTTTTAAACGCAACATCAACTTCTTGAGGAGTTCCTTGTAAGTTATTTCGAATTTTTTGTAAAGATAAATCAAAATCTATTAAATTCTTAATACCTCCTTGAATACCAGAAAAAACACCAGTAATAGCAGAACGTAAAGCAATCCATATAGGAATTGTTAATATCGCTCTACCAGCTAACTGTTTAACATTATCAGCTAAATTAGAAAAAACTTTATTTCCTTTTTCTGCTTCTAAATTACCTTTAACAAATTGATTAGTAACATCTTTAATTGAACCTGTCGTTTTAACTAATTGACCATTAATTAATTTTTGAGTTTCAGTAAATTGAATAAATGAACCATCTGCTGTTTGAGCAACAGTACCAATTTGCTGTAAACTTTGTATGGCCTGTTGACCATTAATAGTGATTGGGGTCTTAGAAATCTTTTGTAAATCAGACCCCACAATTCTAGTAGCGGTGGCGTAATCTTTACCAATCGTAGATGCAATCTTAGCATTTAGCTTTTCAAGGTCATTTGCACCTTGAACAGCGTTTTTCGTGTTTGCAAGATATGTGATTATATAATCGGTTCCTAAACCCATTTTATTACTCCTTAAACGAACTATTTATTCTCAATTAAATATTTGCAGTATGCGTACCAGTAATCTCTATCAAATTCTTTTGTTCCGTTAGTTTTTGAATGACACGGTATACATAATGAAAGTAAATTGTCTTCTTTGCAGTTTTGTTTATTATAATCTATATGGTGATTAATAAGAACACATTTATATTTTTTTAAATGTTGTTTTTCATTTAATCCACAAATTTGACAAGTAAAATTATCTCGTTCACGAATTTTCTGTTTTAATTCTCGTGAAAATTCTATATTATACGGAGATAACGATAAACCGTTAATATATCTAGGGTTCTTTTTACCTTTAGTCGCGTTACTTATTTTTAAACAGGTTTCTTTTGATTCTTTTATACCTGTTTGAGCGTTACTTATAATTTTCCGAAGTTCTAAAGTTCGTGAACATTTTTTACATCGTCCCTGCCCATATAATGCTGTTATGAGCGAAATTCTTGTTCCACAATCTTTACAACAAAATGTAATTTTATTTATAAATTTATTTTGAGCCTTTTTTAAAATTTTTTTACCAAGTTCGGATTTATAATATTTTTTATAGTATTTCTTCCTATAATTTTTTGAAGAAGGCATTTGTTGAATTTTGTTTCGACATTCTTTACAAAGATAACAAAGCCCAGATTTTGTACTTTTATCCTTACCGAATTCTTCTAAAGTTTTCTCTTTATAACATCTAGGACATGTTTTAGTGTCCATTATTTTTCTCCACTAGATAAATCAACATCAAATGTTGAAATTTTTCCAGGTCGCTTAAAATTCATTTTACTTGCTTTTTGTTCTTGCTTATATTTATCAATTTCATTATTTCTTTGTAATCCACGCCAATGTAAAAAAGCATCTGTTCGAACATCATCTTCGATAACTTTCTCGTCGAGATACTTCCATTCTTTTTGGGCCATTTCACTATATAAAAGGTCATAGACCCGTAACCAGTAAAGAAAGATACTTTGAAGTCCTGAATAGTTTGTGGAGTTATCAAAAATCTGAATACTGCCAACATCTTTAGCAGCAGAGTATACATTTTGCCAATACTGACTTCTGGCTAACTTCCGAATAATTTCTATATAATCCATGTTATGCCCTATGTTTATTTAAATACTCTGTGTACTTATTTAAAAGACTAGGATTTTCAAAAATAAGTCCTAAAACACCATTACATCTATAACATAATAAACTTCTTACTTTTCCAGTTTTGTGGTCATGGTCAACTGCTAAAGAAATAACTTTATTTTTAAAAATTTTTGTTTCTGGTTTACCGCAAATAGCACAAACACCATTTTGTTCTTCTAACATCTGATTATATTGTTCTAACGTAATACCATATGCTCTTTTTAAATGACTATTTTTCTTATATTTTGATTGAGAAGATGGTTGCATTTTATGTTGTTCTTTATGTGTTTTATAATAAAGTTTGCATCTTTCTAAAATTTGTTCTCGTTTTTCTTTATATCTTTTGTGATTATTATCTAATATTTCTTCTTTATTTTCAAGATAATAATTAATATGATAATCTTTAATTTTTTCTTTATTTATATTCACATATTCTTTTTCACACTCTTTACAATAATACGCATAACCGTCCTTCGTTGTGCGATTTTTATTAAATTCAAATAAAGATTTTTCTTTATGACATTTTGTACAAACTTTAGTCTTTGGTGTCTTTTTCATTTTATACTCGACGATTTAGTAAAATCCAAGTCATGTTACAAGAGCATCTATCCGTTAATTCAGAACCTTCTTTTTTATAATCATCAAATGTTTCCCAAGCTCTAACCCATTCCTTGCCATTTAAAACATCAGTACAAAGGAAACACATGTACTCAACAGTGAACTTCTCTAGTCTGCTCTCAAGTGATGGTGCTAATTGTGTGGCAATGTCAATAGCGATACTCTTTAATTTATTCTGAACATCGTTAATTTTAACTTTCAAATCTTCAATACCTTGTTTATTTTCAGAAGATTTAGTGGCTAACATAAACCAGTATTGCTTCAATTCTTTAGTGAGTGCTTCTCTCTGTTCTTCAACTTGCTCAACATCAAAAACACTCTTCTCTTTAAGCAAATGAATAAGTTGTTTTTTAGTAATACATCCTTCTGTTTTAATATATTCAAGTTGAGCTATATTTCTTTTATTATCGACAATAGCCTGTTCGCTCTGACTTGGCATCCTAACACGATATGATTTATCTCCGACTGAAAAAACAAGCTTATTATCTTGGATAATTCCATTATTAAAATTGCCATTCTCTAAATCAGAAAGACTATCATTTAAAATTTGTGTGTTTGTTTTTTCCATACATTTAACCTCTTTTTAATCTTACGTTTAAATAAAATCATTTATATCATTTTGTTTACAATCCATACATGTTCTTTTATCTATATATTCATGGAAATGGTATTCAGGCTCTTGAAGAGATTCAATAATATCACATAAATGAGCTATGTCTTTGTGACAGTAAGCTAATTCGCTTTCCACTAACTTCTGACGTTGTTCTAAATAAGCTAATCTCTCTTCAATAGTCATATTACCTCCAAACAATAAAAAGACCAAAGGCGTTATACCTTTGGCGGTTTAAGGAATTCAATAGAGAACTGTACACCTTTAGAAAACTGGCTAATTAAAGCTGTATGTTGTCTAAGTGATTCGTAAATTTTATTCTTTAAAAGAGGCTTCAAAAGCGAAAGGGTGGCTTCCTTCGTTAGTTGTTGGGCTTCAATAACTTCTATCTGATGAAGCATCTCTCCAACTAAGGAACGTCCTGTTCTACTTTCCAAATCCTTTAAAGTCTTTTCGTCTATCTGCAACATATCAACCATACCCTTCCTAGAATCGCTAAAATAAGGCACTTTTAGGGTCAAATTTCAACGATAATTGTGAAAACCGTACATTGTATTACTCTTTGGAGAGGGGCTTAGAATTAAATATATAATAAATTTCCAAACCCCTCAAAAATTGCCTCGTTCTCGGAACTCCATATGTTCCTCGCTATTTAAGAACCCATATTGGGCAGAGGTCTTATATTTGCCTTGTGATAGGCTTGGAAAACCAAGACCTATCATTTGGACTTTATATTTCTCTGGGAATCTATATTAGAATCCCGTTACTACACTTACACATGGTAAGTAAGCTAATCATAAATTAAGCATCGATGTCAGCTTCTTGGTCAGAAATCAAAAGATTATCTGAACTCAAATTAACAGCATCACTCCAGAATTCGTTTGCGTTTGCATCTTGTGTATCATCATTAAATGACAATCCAGTAATTTTATAGCCAGTTTTAAAAGTAGTTTTTAATGGACTATCAAAAACTTTAACTCTTAAAATAAGGTCAGTCTTGAAAAAGTTAGGGTCAATAATTCCAAAACTTGTTCCGGCCTGACCCATCAAAACTTCCTGAATTGTTGCATCTTTTACTCGACCATTTAAAGCAACAGTAACATCATAACTTTCAACGTTCTTCAAAAGTTTTTCCTGTAAACCAATAACAGCTTCGGAAATACGATTTAAAGTAGCGGTGATATTCAAAGAAGTAAGTCTATCTAATTCAATTTCTGTTCCTTGAGCAGCACTTTCCAAAGTAACAGTAACAGAATCAGCATTAATGTAATAACTATCAGTATCATTAACTGAAGTTGGGTCGCCTGATGTTCCCCAAGAAGCAGCAGTGTAAAACACTTTAATCACGTCACCAGTTGTGGCTGCCAAAATGGTTAAAGTTGTGGTTCCATTTGTCCAAGTATAATCAGTAGTAAGTTCAAGTTCAGTAGCTACGCCAGCACGGACACGAACAACTCTTTCGATATATTTACCAGCAACGTTAGGATTCACAACAGGAGCGGGGTCGCTAATTACTTGTGTCCAAGCAGAAGCACTGTATCCTGAAGGAACAGTATATGCCTTATAAAGTAAATATTTGCTACCATATCTTAGAATCTTAAAGAAATCTCCTGCAAATTCAAAACTTCTTTCAATTCTTGATTCTGCATCTGCGATATTTAAGGTTAAAGAATTAAGAGATAATTTTTCGAACCAAAGTGTCTGTTCTACAGAACCACCAAACTTATCTTTACCAACTGAATAAATATCAAAAAGTGCATCATCAAAATCAGAAAGCTGTAAACCACCAGAAGGAAGAGATGTCTTATTTGCTAAAGCGAGATAGAAATCAATACTATCATGNNATACCACCAGAAAATGATTGCGCCCTATCAACATCCATTGGATTAGTATCACCATTCCAAGGAATAATTCGGGGCTTTGTTGCTGAAGCGTGACGAATTTCATTCATTGTCTTAATCTCCTTAAATTGTTAAACTTTATTTGAAATTTTTTTCGATTTCTTAAATGTTTTCTTACTTGTATGCAACTCACATTTTCCCTTTACGAAAGCCAAATCTTCTGCTAAACTATTAACCTTTGTGCTGATAACTTCTTGTCTTGATACGAGCGTTTTTACGTCTGTGTGAAGATGAGATAAATCGTTAAATTTAATAACACAAAAAATAAAAATTGTTCCAATTAATTGAGCAATACCTATAAGAGATGTAAGTGTAATTTCCATTTCATTCTCCAATAAAATTATTTATTTTTTCTTTAACTTTATTTAAATTTTTTAATTCGTGTTCCCAAACAACTAAAAGTTTATATCCGGCATTTTTATATGACACTAAACGGCGTTTATCTCGTTCTTTCCATTCTGGTAAATTATGCCAATAATCACCGTAATGCTCAATAATAAGTTTCTTTCTTTTATCAATAAAATCTGGATTAAAACCGTCAATAATAGTAGACCCATCACCAGAATAAACAAAATTGTTTGGTAAAACACTAAATAATAAACTTTCACATTTATTTAAGGATTTTTTCTGTGACCTTATAGACTTCGAAATCATTAATTGTCTAAAATCTTTATTTTTCCAGTTCTCCTTCATCTGTTTCGACCATTCTGGTTTTTTATAAGTATATTGTGTTCTATCTATTTCTCCAGTCTGAAATCGTTTAATTCTAGTATCGCTGATTTTTTTCTTAGTCGCAAGCGAACGATTCTTTCCAAATAAAGGATTGTTTTTACCTTTCATCCTCTTTGAATGTTTTGGTCTTTTCTTACCAAAGAAAGGATGATTTTTGCCTTTAAGAATTAATTCTTTGGGCCGTAACAAACTCGCTTCTTCTAAATTTCTTAATTTAATACCATAAAATCTTAATTTGCTAGCCACAAATGATTGAGAAATATTATTTTCTTTAGCTATAGTTATTGTGCTTTTAGTTTTATATTCTTGGGTTAAAAATTCTTTATTAAATTTTTCTAAATGTTTAAAAGATAATTGTCTATATTCTTTTCTTGTTCGTAAAGGAATTTTATATTTTCGTAATAATAACGAAATCGTAGTCCTTGAAATTTTATAAAAATCGGCTAATTCTAATATTGAATATTTTTCAATACAATAAAGGTTATATAATTCTTTTTTATTTAATTCAATTTTATTTGGCATTATCCATTCAACCATATTTTACAGGTTATTCGATAACGGAATTTATCATAAACGTCGGCATCTTCAAATAAAGGCACTGGTAAACTAGAAACAAAATCAACTCTTCCATGTCCTAAAATAGATTTAGCCGGATTATCGGGATTTGAAGAATTTGGTGTATAGTCATAAACAGTAAAACCGTCATTGATTGTATTTTCTACCCAATCAGCTAAGTTTGTTTCCTGCCCAGGAAGTAATGTTCTAATCTCTATAATTATTTGATGAGATTTTAAACGAGTGTTGCTACCTATTTCTAAACGAGCTAAATCTGGTTTCGAATCTAAATAGACCTGTACCAAAGGTAAGGCCCATGAATTATTAACAGTACGTCCTGCATATACATTGACAGTTTGAGCAGTGCCGTTTTGGTCAAGCATTTGCAAAGAAGAAGCCGTTACTTCATTACGAAGAAATTCGATTAAAGAGTTTTCGATATTGGCTGCTTGTTCCCAAGTTAAAATCATTTCAATAAACTCCTTACTTTCCCAAGCATGGCTGACAGACTTCGCTCAATAAAATTGTGTGGCGTTATTGCCTTTTTTGGATTCATCGGAAATTTTGGATTTCCTTTTGTAAAAATGCCTTTAGTGCCTGGTTCAAAATGCCCCGTAATGGCAGCATCCTCGTTAGTTCCTGGTGGTATAGTTCTTCCTGAAAAAGCACGACCGAAATTTATCCACGCCCACCAAGGAGCTTTAGCATTTAGTGTTTCTATATTTCCAACACCATAACC